TTAATCTAATCATAGTTTTTTATCCCTCTTCTGCATATCCTAACTGTAAAAGCGTATCATATACTTGTTTGCTTATCGGCATAATTGACACTTTACCTGATTTATAGTGAATTATCATACTCCATGTATCGAATGCTAGTTTATGCCCTGACCCCTTATAGATAATTTTATCCATGACTTGTCCCCCTTTTGTAATTCTTCTAACAATGCAATAATAGTATAGATTGACTTTGCCCGTTTTAATGCTTTTTCTAATTGTTTGCGATTTTTAGTCATAATATTATATTCTATTGCTTAGTTCGTTTAATTGTTCAAGTATACGGATAATAGTATCGTTATTATATCCTGCGTCCTGCAAGTCGATCATCTTATCAATAGCGATCTCGACTTTTTTAATTGCTTTTTCTTGTGTGATTGTCTTTTTCATTGTCTTATTGCCTTCGTATTATTGTTATTATCTAATTAAAGTATGCAATACATAAAGGAATTGTCAAGGGCACAAGATAAAATAAATTAAATCATAACTTGTTTATTTTCAATAACTTATAAATAATTTAACTATTAAATTAAATAAAATAACACAATAATTCTCTTATCCATAACATACTGATACACAATAACTTATGAATCAATAAATAATCGGATAATCCCCGAAAATAAAAGAATAACCATTAATTAAATAATTCAGGTAGTAAAAGAGATAAAAAGTAAAGATTATTCTAATAAATACATCCAATAAGACAATAAATATAATTTAATTCATAAGTCTATTGATTGTAATAGGTTAAATAAAATACTTAATTAAATAAGCTTTAAATGGTTGTAACAAGTTCGAAAAAGACAAAGAAATTCGGCACGATTTTTTTTTATAATCCTAATATCCGCACAGCGCAAGGAATGACTGATAGTGTCATCCTATCAGACAGTTAATATGTCATAAGTCCTTTGATAGCAACAAACACCCCATAGGGTCTAATTTAGCAGATCACTGAAAAGGGGCTATATCACCCCCTACTGTTACCTTATTTCGCACCTGAAGTGCTCATTTAGGGGCTTATCCCCCCTTCGAAACGGCTTATCTCAAGCCTTTTTTACGGAAAATGAACCCAAATAAATAAAAACGAGCATATATATTGATTGAACACCAATAATGGCAAATAAGCCCTATTGGGTCATTTCTAGGGGGTTTTAAATAAGGTTTACCATTCCTTTTTACTAGTTATTTAATAGGATCTTTTTTAAGGTATTTATCTCTTGTTTTATTTTCTTTGTAAACAATAATGGTAATTTATTTGTCGATAAAAGTATGTATTGTTCTCGACATCGGGTTCGGTAAGGTAATATTTAGCTAATGTATTGTAGCACAAGGAGTTATATAAAGACAACGTTTTCTCAAGGTTCAATAATGATTTGCAGGGAATTTAATTTAAAATTCATGCACTTTTTAGCCTTTTGGCAATTGGTTAACCTAAGTTAACTTAATATTAAAGGTTAACACGACTGCTGAGACTTTACTCAGCCTCGCTTTAGCGAAAACGCCAAAAGAGATGACGTTACGGAAGAACGTGGCGTAAGGGCTTCGCCCCACTTGACATGGAGGGGTAAGATATGCTATACTTATAATATGAAAAGAAATATTCAATTAGAAAAATATATAAAACGACATACAGGGCACAATGTTAAAGTTTTTACTGTAAAATGGCTCAAAGGTGGTTATGGAGCTAAAATGAATACTGTAACTGGATTAAAAATTTGCGAAGAAGTTTCAACTTACAAACCTTTAATATGGCATGAAATGGGACATTTAATAGACGAAGATATGAATTGGGTTAAAAACGAAATTAAAGCTCAGACCTGGGCATTAAAAAGACTTAAAAAATTAGGTTATAATAAAATTTATGAAGAGTCCCTTGATTGGATAAAATCTTGGCAAAATATAAAAAATGCAAGTACTCAATACTATAAAGAGGCAAGTGAAATAATATTAAACGAAATCCGATAACTTGCCATCACGTAGGGTACGTACCTACTTTATATGGAAAGAAGAATTGTGAAATTAATTTTAGGTGATTGTTTAGAAAAAATGAAAGATATACCTGATGGTTCCGTTGATATGATTTTAACTGATCCTCCTTATGGTAAAACTGCTTGTAAATGGGATTCTATTATTCCTTTAGAACCTATGTGGGAACAATTAAATCGAATCATCAAATCTAATGGGGCGATTGTGTTAACTTCAAGACAACCTTTTACATCCAAGTTGATAATATCAAATTTGAAAATGTTCAGACAAACTTGGGTATGGGACAAAATAATTGCAACTAATTTTATGAATGCAAAGAAAATGCATACTCAAGGTTTTGAGGATATTTGTATATTTTATAAAAAATTACCAACATATAATCCGCAAATGGAAAAAGGTAAACCGTTTAAAGATAATAGAAAGACGAACTATAGGACAAATACAGAGGCTTTGGGGAGCAGGGTCAAGTATAATAAACAAAATAATAATGGTGAAAGATATCCTAGAGGATTATTAAAAATAAGCGGAAGAAATAACAAACCTATTCACCCAACTCAAAAACCGGTAGCTTTAATGGAATACTTAATCAAAACTTATACTAATGAAAATGAAACTGTTTTAGACTTTACTATGGGTAGCGGCACTACTGGCGTTGCTTGTAAAAATTTGAATAGAAAAATTATTGGAATAGAATTAGATGAAAATTATTTTAATATTGCCAAAGAAAGAATAGAAAACTTTAACCCTTGACACCAAGGGGTGTAATATGGTATACTTGTAATAGATAAAAGATACCTTCTGATCGAAATGTGGAGAATGTTATTCTTCTGGTGCTGTTATATCCATACAAAGGATATAAGAAGTTGGGAGGGTTTGGCTACCAAAAACATTCTAACACCAGCACAAAATAGATCTAAATTTGCTCCTCATTTGATTCCTATCATGATAGGTTTGAATGAGGTTATATGTGCTACGCCAGTAGCCTGGCATAAGAGAGGTGGTGGCAAGATTCGCAAAGCGTTTCCCGAAATCACCCCTCAATCTATAAGGAATTTTTATGATTAAATTTTTAAGATATTTATGTTTTATTTTTCATCTACCATTTTTAATTACAATTACTTATGAATTAGGAATGGAACCAATAGAAGGAACATTAAGAGTTTTTAGAAATAGAAAAGAATTAAAATTAGAGAAAGATTATATTTTATCTAACAATAAGGAAATACAATTACTGTGAAAAATAAACGAGGTCGCAAAAAAGGAACTAAAAATATATCTTTAGGTGAACCTCATAATTTAAGCTTCTGGAAAATAACTTTAAAAAGACCAGAAGAAGTTCATGATTTTTTAACCAGAGGAGATTCAAGACAAAAAGAAGAGATCAAAAACATTTTATTATATTTAAAGAGAGCAGAAATAGATTTTTTTGATGATGTTAATGGCGAAGAAATATTAAGGAAATTAAATGAAAGATAATTATTCTTTAAAATGTCAAATTAAAAAAGGTTGGATGAATGCAGGTAAAGAAGGCCAATATTTTGGTGAATTTAAAATTAAAGGAAGAATTTGGGCGATTGTTTTATGGAATAACTCGGACGAACCAGATTTATATAAAATCGAATCTTTGGAGATAGAAAATGAAATCAGAACTACAAAATAAATTATATCAAAAATATCCAAAAATTTTTAAACAAAAAGATTTGCCAATGAATCAGACTTGTATGTGTTGGGGTATTGATACTGGTGATGGTTGGTATTGGTTAATTGATAATCTTTGTTCTCAACTTCAATGGGATACTGATCATAATAATTATCCTCAAATCGAAACTGTACAAGTAAAAGAGAAATTTGGAACTCTAAGATTTTATGTTAATGGATCAAATGAAAAACAAGAAGCTATAATTAGTTTTGCAGAATCATTAAGTGGTAAAATTTGTGAAACTTGTGGTAGTGTTGATGGAGTTAAACAAACAGAAGGTTGGATAAATACTCTTTGTAAAAAATGTTTAGACAAGAGTGGAAAGTTTGAAAGGTATCCCTAATGAAATATTATTTAGACACAGGAACTGATGTCCTATGAAAACGTTTGTAATTGGCGATATACATGGAGCATATAAAGCATTGATACAATGTCTTAAACGATCTAAATTTGATTATGACAGAGATAGATTAATTTGTCTCGGAGATGTAGTAGACGGTTATCCAGAAACAAAAGAATGTATTAATGAACTCCTGAAAATTAAAAATCTTATCTATGTAATCGGAAATCATGATATGTGGGCATTAGACTGGATGGCTTCTGGTTATATTGATGCTCCTAATATTTGGGTTGGTCAAGGTGGAAGAGCAACAATGGATTCATACAGAACTAAGTGGGCTCATTTAGACGGTGTTGATGAATATTTTGTTCCAGAAGAACATATAAAACTTTTAAGAGATTCTTATGCTTATTACAAAGAGGATAATAATATTTTCGTCCATGGTGGATTTAATCCTGCAAAGCCAATAGAAAAACAAGATGTAAACGATTTAGTTTGGGATAGGGATTTATTTAAAAGTGCTCATGATAAACATTATGGCGGAAGAAAAAATTTAAAATTTGGAAAGTATGATAATATTTTTATAGGACACACAACTACTGAAACTTATAATTCACTTGAACCTCTTCATTATTGTAATGTTTATAATCTGGATACGGGAGCAGGATGGTCAGGAAAATTAACAATTATGAATGTCGATACGAAGCAATATTTTCAATCAGATCTCACCCCAAGTCTTTACCCCAAAATTCAGGGTAGAACTTAAAGCGAGGGTTAACATCAGTTCCCTCGCCCAGAGGGAATAAGTTAACTGGCAAACTCGCTGTCTCCAAAACAGTAAATCTTAGTTCGAATCTAGGTTCCCTCGCCAGGGTGGTTAGTTCTAATTGGTAAAACGCACGGCTGTAGACCGTCAGTTCTCTGTTCGAATCAGAGCCCACCCACCAGGTGATTATAGTTTAACGGTAGAATATCTGATTGTGACTCAGATGGTTTCGGTTCAACTCCGAATAATCACACCACTCTCTATGGTGTAATGAATAGCATATGAAGCTACGAACTTCATGGTAAAGGTTTGAATCCTTTTAGAGAGTCCAGGCGGATTAGCCCAACGGCAGAGGCAATAGTTTTAGAAACTATTCAGTAAGTGTTCGAATCACTTATCCGCTACCAGCTAGGATAACTCAGATGTAGAGTGCCTGTCTGAAGAACAGGAAGCCAGAGACTCAAACCCTCTTCCTAGCACCACAGAGCGTAGGCTAGTCTGGTCAAGTCACTCGGTTTGGAACCGAGAATTCGTTGGTTCGAATCCAACCGCTCTGACCATGTTCGTTAGCTCAACGGCTAGAGCCCCGAACTGATAATTCGGTGATGATAGTTCGATTCTCGGTATCCCTACCAAGTAGAGTAGTGTTAGCGGTAGCACGTCTGACTGTTAATCAGAAAGGAATGGTTCGAATCCATTTTCTACTGCCAAGAGGATTGGTGTAATCGATAGCACAACAGGCTTTGAACCTGTAGGTTTTGGTTTGACTCCAGAATCCTCTGCCAGACCTTGACACCCCCAGGGGTGATGTGTTATACTTATAGTATAATGGTTAATTGAAAATAGTTTTTATTTTGTATTGGGAGGAGGGATAAATAAATATCTTTCCTCCCTAAAATATTAATAATTATGCCAATTTATCAATTTGAATGCCAAAATTGCGGATATCAGGATGAAGTTATGATTTCTGTTTCTAAAAGAAATGATAGTAGGATTTGTCCTAAATGTCAAAATGTTCTAACCCGTTTGATTGGAACGGTTTCTGGATTTATTCTACGTGGAAAGGGCTTTTATTGCAACAATCATTTAGATAAATAATATACTTTTATTTTTAATAAATCCATTAAATAAACTCCAACTTCTTGTTGAAAATAAAGAACTTACAACAATCAATTTTGGGAATTTAAATGTTTTTCATTTTTTAAGTTTTTGTAACTTTAACAGTATCAATAGTTTATATCTTAATTAATTTTATCCCTTGACACGCCCCCCTTTTATATGTTATACTTATAATAGTATACTTTATAAAGGGGAATTGTAATCGAAAATTTAACTTTACATCAAAACTTTATTACTTACCTAACTTCTTTAATATCAGAGATTTAACTTAGGAGCTGTTTTTACAGCTCTTTTTTTTGTGAGGATTATAATGGCTTCAAAAAAAGATACTGGATTTAAACCCAAATTTTCAGGATTAACAACAAGAGAGAAAAAATGGGGATCGGTGCGCTTTAGAGATTACCAAAGCAATTATCCGCATCTACATAAGATGGGTCAATTGTTAATGCTTGAGGAATTAGTATTTACTGAGGCTCTGCACGAGAAAATAAAAGAAAAAATTGAACAACTTGTGAAATTAAAAAATGATGTAACGGGTTCTGTTGATCCGCTCCTTCCCAAAAGTATTCAAGATGCTTTAAGGGAAAGTAACGAGGCACAACTTAGACTTAAAGAACGCCTTGGTTTATTTGAAAACAAACAAAAGCTCGATGCCTTTCGTTCATTTGAGGAACTGAAGGAAGACTTTCGAGAGTACCGTCGAAAAAATCCAAACAGTTTTAAATGCACCTGCCCGTCGTGCTCTTTTATTTTCTTTTTGAAACGTAGAACTGATTGTTATGAGGAAATTGATTCACCTTGGTTTAAAGACAAAGTATTATACAATCCTCAATTATGGGATGCTTATAAATGTAAAGAAATTTCTAAGAAGCGGATCGCCGCAGTTTTAGGAACTTCTGAAGACTATATTGATTGGTTAGCCGAAAAGATTTTTGCTGTGAAGAAAAATAATGTAAGCTCTGATGAACCCTCATTAGAGACACTTTCTCTTCCTGTTGATGATTCTTCTAAGAAATAATTAGAAGACCTTTCCTGTTGTATCTTTTCTAAATCACAATTTAAAAATAAATAATGTTCTATAATATATTATAAAGGGGTATTTAAAAATGCTTCGAGATTTAGGTTGGTTAAAAAAAGTTAAAATTTGGAATGGTACAAATACTGCTGAAGTAACTCCAGCAGGAAGATTACAAGTTGATACTGCTCTCCCTGCTCCTCCTGCGGAGGCTACTGCTGTCTCAGTCACAGAATATGGAAATGTTGCTACTGAAAAGGATTATGATTATCTTATTCCAAATGGGGAGACTTTAATAATACAAAGATTCTCAGCAGGTGCAGAACCAGCAGGAGGTAGTAATATAGAATTATGGTATGACCCTGATGGAACGAAATTAAATATGGAAATTATAGATGTTATTTTTTCAGATGGACAATCAGATCAACATGATTTAAATGCTGAATATATTGGAGACGAAACTAAAAGAATTATTATGCGTAGAACGGGAATAGGATCTTCTAATGCAAGACTTATTTTTGGTCGCTGGGAGGGTTACTATTAATGAAATTATATTGTTCCTGGACTTCTTTAAAACAAATAAAAGAGACTTATCAATTAGATATATATTATTATGATATCACTTGTTATTATGAAATTTTAATAATTAATGGATATACAACTTGGTATACTAAAATTTGGCAGGATTGTAGTAAATGTGCAGGTATAAATATAGAAGAAAATAATCTAAATTTATCTGATTTTATTGATAATTTTAAAACTAATGCTCAAAAATTATGATTAATATAGAAAATAATATTAGTTTTGAAGATGAATTTATAGTAGTAGATGAAGATGATAATCCTGTAACTGGATTAACGCAAGGTGATTTTACTGTTCTTTTATATAATCCGTCTGGAGCCGAAGTATCAGGTTCTGTAACTACAACAATTTCAGAAATAGGCAATGGTATTTATAAAATTTTATTTACTCCTAATAAATTAGGAAACTGGGAATTATTAATTTCTAATCCAACTTATTTTCCTTGGAGTAAATATGGGCATTATAAATCTGTTAAAGCAACAAATGATAAACTCTTTGATTATTTAGAAAGAATTGTTGGATTATCTCAAGAAAATTTTAGGATTTTTAATTCAGAATATAATCGTGCTGGCGATTTAACACAAGGTATTATAAAAATTTATGAAAATGCAAATGATGTTGATACTGATACCAATCCAATAGCAACTTATGAAGTGATAACCTCTTATGGAAAAGGTAAATATAATAGAAATGTTGTAGGATATAAAGTAAAGAAAACAACTTAAAGGTATGCATGGCACAGACAAATCTGACAGATGAAGACATCGAGTTCCTTGGGCTTTGGTATACTCCAGTTGCTTTGGTTGAGTGTTTATTCAACGACTTTAACAACTTCACAGCATATAAAAAAGGAAAATTTGGCGATGTTAGATTATATCAGTACCCAATGCTTTCAGATGAAGCCTTGATTGATTTTGAGTTGACTGCGGAGCATCACGGAATGAATTTAAAAGAGCAATTTCAACTAAGAAAAAATGTTGGAGATTTGTATTGTTTTGGAGCTAGAAAATTCGGGAAAACAATGTGTGTTGAAGCTCTCGATTTATTAGTTCATATGTTGACCAATGATGAAGGTGGCACAGTAGCATTTTCGTCGGTTGATTTGGCTCATTTAAAACAAGTTTTAGATCCGATTAAAAATGCTCTTGGTAATCATAAAATTTTACAGCAATTTAAACGAAAGTTAAAAGGAGCACCAGATTTCCAGTTTGAATTAAAAAATAATGTACTTTTAAGTAGTGTGAATTTTAATTTAAATTCCACTACGCCAGGAAGACAATGGTACGGAAAGCACGTTTTTAGATTATATATTGAAGAGGCTTCGCTGGAAACGGATGAAGTGTACGATAAACGCAAAGACGCACTTTCAGAATTTGGTGCTGTAATGAGATGTAGTGGCATGACTGATTTTACAGTTTTCTCACCACCAGGTAAGGCATTTTATAAATTACAGAATCAAAAGTTTGTTTTGAATTTGCCACAATTTGTAAATCCTTTTTGGGATGAAAAAGAAAAGTTAGATCGCATTGAAGAGTATGGTGGCGAAGATGCAATTGGATATAAAGTTTTTGTCAAGGGCGAAGTAGTGGAAGACGGCGTTACCGCTTTAGATATGAAAAGAATTCGAGATAATTGTTATCTTCTTGACCGTAAAGGAAATTTTCTAAAGAAAATAAAAAGATTTGAAATTAGTAAAGAGAATTTTCATTTTTGGAGAAATTTAATTGTTGTTCAAAGACCCGACAACGCCGAAAAAATTTATATTTCTGCTGATATTGGCAAAAGAGTTACAGAATTAATTATTCATTCAGAAGTTGATAAAACCTATGAATATATTTACAATATCACCCTTTACAATTTAACACAACAAGAAGTCGAAACAATTTTCAAGCATGTTATTAAAAAAATCGGAGCAAATGTTATTGCTATTGATTGTGGAGATGGAGAAGGTCGGGGAATTTTTAGTGCATTTGAACTTGAGTTTCCAAAAGACCATTTGGTTTATTATGATGGTAGTATGAAAATAAAAGTTGGATATGAATATGAAGAAGAACAGGATGAAAATGGCGAAATAGATAAAGTAATAAAAATGGAGAATAATAAACCTGTTTATAAGTACGAGTTAATGTCAGATTTTTCTGTTCAAAGGTTAAAACATTTATTGTATAATGCGAGATGTAGAATCCCGAAAGATTTTAAGTTTGATCTCCAGTTTAGCAAAGTTATCGAAACAGTAATAGGCGGTAAAGTAAAATATAAATGTTTAAGTACTCAAGGAGACCATCTTTTTGATGGTTGGAAAGTTTTTGCGATTGCACAGTTTATAAAGGACGATTTTGTAAGTTTAGAAGAAATTGAAACGGACGAACCTGGAAGCGGAGCAATATCTTAAAAGGAATAAATATGGTAAATAACGATACTCAATTTTTAATAAATAATTTAATGCATTTAATGATGCAAAAGATTTATGTACCCTCAGATTTTCATGGTAGGGTACAAGCTGTTAAAGAAATGCAAGATAATGATGTATCTGGCTTAGTAGACTCTTTAACTGATTTTCAAGTTCAATCTGCTTCTGTAGATTTTAATATTGAAACTAGTAATGATGAGCTTACTGCCATTTATAAAAATTGGTCGGATAATATTAATCGAGACTATGATGGAAAAATTCCTACTGGAATTAAACCATTAGCTGAAGAATATTTCAAAGAGAGATGGAAATACTCTTCTTTTCCTATATTAAATATTGCAAAATGGGAAGCAGACCCTAAAAGTAAACTTATATTACCTTCAAAAATGTTCTTTTTCGATGGCGAAAGTGTTTATGCTAAAGATAAAAACCCAGATAGTCAAGCACTAGGAATAGACCAATACAATTATTATATTGGCCAGGAAATGAAATCTCAACATCTTTTAAAGAGCAATGTTATTTTTAGTAGAGCTAATGGTAAATGGAGCGACAAATATCCTAATCCTGTATTAATTAAAAGGGGAATATATTATAATTGGAGAATTATCGAGGCATTAAAACGAAACGAAATTGATGTGTTAGACCAAGTAATACCTTATTTATTTGTTATTAAAAAGAATACTGAACGATTAATGATTGATAAAAATCGCAAGTATTCAGATGAAAAATTACAAGAAATAATTACTAAATTTGAAGAATTGATTAATAAAAGCCAAGATGCTAAAACATCTCTTGCTGGTAAATCAACACCTATTAGGGCAACTCAAATTGACGAAGAAATTCAACATTTAATTCCAGATTTAGAAGCTTTATTTAAACTGGAATTATTTGCGTCTGCTGAAAAAAATATTTTATCAGGATTAGGATTTATTGATGTTATAGATTCCGCAACTTCGACAAGAAGAGAATCAATTTTAAATCCAAAACCGTTTATTCAAGAAGTTACGTCAGGAGTAGAAGGATTTAAACAAGTTATGAAAGACCTTGTTATTAAAATTAAACAAAAAAACGAGGAACATTCTAAATATATGAATGCGTCTTATGAAATTACCTCTACACCGATTAAAGGTTTTATGACTGATAAATTTAAAGAAAGAATTCGCCAGTTATGGGATAGGGGTGTTATTTCTTCTCAAACAGCAGTTGAGATTATTGGAGAAAATATTAATCCTAAAGTTGAAATTCAAAGACGTGAAAATGAGGCAAAAACTGGTATTGACCTTGTTTTATATCCTCATTTAACAGATAATACAGAAGATAAAGGAATTGATATTGCAGGGCAACCAGAAGAAGATGATACCGATATTCCAGATGATAAAAAAGACAAAGTTGAAAAGCAAAATTTTGATAAAGCATCTTTAAATAATCCTTTAGAAGAAGAAATGGAATTAATTGGTTCTCCTTATGCTTCTATAAAAGATTTGCCAAAAAGTATTTCTGAACGAATTAGAGGTATTGACAAAAGACGAGCTTGGTTAAGAATTTTTAATAGTGCTTATAATTATTATCTAGGAAAATTTGGAAGTGCCCAAAGAGCTGAATCTTTAGCTTTTGCTACTGCAAATTCAAAAATTAAAACTGTTAATTTGAAAGTTAAGAAGAAAAAAATAATCAAACAAAAAACTCCAGATAAAGCACAATTAGAAAAGGAAACGGTAGACAAGGAAATAAAAAACAAACAAAATTCATTATTGGACAAATTACTTGGGCGACAAAATAAGGAATAGATATGAAATATTTTACTAATCAAAGTTTAACTGAAGAAATTTCTGGCGATACTTTATATTTGGGAATAGTAGATGCTGGAGACTCAAAAAAATATTCAATATGGGTATTAAATGATTATGGAACTTTGATTAAAGATTTGAAATTTGCGATAACTAAGATTAAAATAGAAAACGGTAAAAAAATTGTAACCTCTTTACCACATCCAGAAATAAAAATAACAAAGGCTCCTGAAGCAATGCCAATAGATGATAGACAAGAAATAATTTTTACGTGGTTGCCAGAAGTAACTTTAAAAGAAGGATTATTAGTATCTTTAAATATGGTTGGCAGAGAACTTTGGGGATAATTTAGATTTTTATATGAAAATAAGAGCACTTTCATTAATTACAAAAGGAATTTTAGCAGGTAGAAAAGCGATAAGCCTTGTAACTAAAGGTATTTTAGATAAAATTGCTTATGGTGGAGAACCAACTACTAAACTTAGAGATATTTCTTCTAGTTTAGTTTTAATTGGTAAGAAACGATTAAATATAGATAGTTCTTTACAAATAACAGGTAAAAAATTAATTTTGATAGAATCTTCTCTTATAATAGTAGGAAAAAGAGAATTGCCTATTGAAAGATTGTTACTTATAAAAGCAATAGTTTCAAAGTCTTTAGAAGATCATTTGAATTTAACAGGTTCACGAACAATTCCTTTGAATAGTCGATTAAAATTAAAAGCTTCAAAAAGATTTGATATATCTAAAGATTTGTTGCTTCAAGGAAAGAGAATAATCCCTTTTACTGATTCAAAAAAATTAACAGGTAAAAGAACGATTTCGTTTAATAAAGAGATAAGACTTAGAGGTAAGAAACAATTAAAGATAAATCAAAATTTAGAAGTTAAAGGCAAAAGAGGAATAACAAACATTTTGTTTGCTCTTGATTTGCTAAAATAGGTTTTTGGAGGAAATTATAATGGCTCAACGATTAACGAACACAGGAATTCAAAGTTTTTTACAAGATTTTAAAGAGAATTCTCGTACACAAATTTATGAAAGTGGAAAACAGAAAGACGAAATTATAGCTATTGCTAAAGCTAAAATGGGAATAGATTTAAAAAACAATAGCGATCTTGCAGGATTCAAAACAATTTATACCTTTGCTGATAAGTTTAATGGGAATGGATCTCGTTTACCAAAGCAATTATTATTAAAAGCCCTCCCTACTTTGATTGGAAAACCTGTTAATATTAACCACGTTCGGAACTACGTAGTTGGTTATTATATTGATTATTGTTATGTTGAAGCTAAAGACCAAGTGGTTGCTTATGGTCTATTTTTCAAGAGTAATTTTGGAGAAGAGTGGGCGGAAGCCAAAAATCTTTTAAAATCCAATCAATTAGGCACAAGTCATGAAGTGTGGAGTCCAGAAAAAACTAGAAAGTATTTTGCAGATGGTACATATGAATCTACTGTAATTGAATTCGCAGGTGGCGCATTAATTTATCGAGGACAGCCAGATCCTTTAATGCCTGGAAGAAAAATGCATACTGCTCATCGAGGTTGCGACGTTTTAGAATTGGCAATGCAACATATGGACAAAAAACCTGGTGATATGCTTTTCGCTTCTTTAGAAGACTCTAAGAAAATTTATAATAAAGAAGATTTAATTGTTGCTTCAGAAGCCGAAGAATTTGTGGAAAGAATTAAAGAAGATATTCAGCAACGAGTTGATTCTGGTTCTTATAAGGAAAATAATTCACCTCAACAAGTTCCTAAAGTTATTTGTGAGCATTGTAAATATGAATTTGAAACTTTAGAAGTAGGAGAAATAACTTGTCAAGAATGCAAATCTATTATTGATAGAACAGGTAAGGTTTTATTCCCTCCTCAAGTTATAGATTTTAATTTTAATGATCCCGATGACGGTTATGCAAATTGGCGTTTAATTGAAAATAGTAACGAATCTGCTATTATTAAAAATACTGATACTGGAAAAATTTATGAATTGAATTTTAAGATGTCAGATTCTAATGATGAAATTTTAAATAAAATAAGTTTTGTTTATATTGGAAGTGCTTCTTGTCCTCAATGCGGATATACCCAATCAATTTCAACAAGTTCTAAAGATGAAAATTTTGAATTAAATTGTCCTCGTTGTGAATTAAGATTTCATAAAAATATAAAACGAGATGGTTTAAGGAAACAAATTACGAATTACATAGATATCACAGAAGATTTTAAAAATAGAACTACAAAGAAGGTGGTTAAAGAACAAATGACCGATCAAATAACAGAACTAGATGTGGCAAGTTTGCCAACGGAAAATAAAATGGAATTAGAAGTTGCAAGTTTAATTAAGAAGGAAGAGGTTATTTGTAATTTAGAAGTAGCCAACCTTCAAGAAACTGAGGTTTCTCTTGACCTTGAAATAGCAAATCAAGTTTCCACAGTTGTATTAGAAACAGCCTCTTTAAATAATGTAGAGGTAACAAATGTTAATCAAATTGAAAGGTATAAATCTTTCATTAAAAAGATTGTAAACAAGGTTCGTAAATTAAGGAAAGAAGCGAATCTTGATACTGCAAGTTTAAAGTCTGCAAATACGCTAGAAATAGCAAAGATACAAGAGAAAGCAGATACAAAGATAGAGTTTTATAAAACCAATGCTGTTGAATTAGTTAAGCGTAGAGATGTGCTTGGTGAATTCGGAAGCGAATTATCCAATGAAAAGATAATGGATGATAATGCTTATGCATTGGCAAAGTCTGAAAAAGACAATGCCCTTCTTAAAGCAAGTTTGAACAGTGGAATCGAAGTTATTGGAGATAAACCTTCAATACACGGAGACAATTCTGAGCTAAAACGCTTGAGTGATGAGATAACTAAGAAGGCATTTAAATAAAATTTTTAAGGAGAAATACAGAAAATGTTAAATGAATTTGACCCAAACAGACGTTATGATTTGGAAATCGCTAAACTTATTAACGAGCCAATCAATACGCAACTTCCTTGTGCCGTCGCAATTACTGAAATTGCTGACGTGTATACTGCGGAGCCTGGCGAACACGTTTGGAGAATTAAAAATCTAGATAATACGGCTGATATTGTGTTATCCGTAGATGCTAATGGGATTCTTACCCCTGTGAAACGAACACCTTTACAGGATGTAGAATTAGCCTTTAGTGGTTTTAACTCCAAATTAGAGTATGTTTTGCTTGAAGATGTTTTAAATAAAGTAGATACTGATGCTTTATCTCGAAGGAAAGAATCTATTACTAGAGGAATGGATAAGAAAGAAGTTAAATTAATTCTGGATGCTATCTTGACACCTACTAATGCGGTATTTCCTCACAATAAAGTTGGAGGTTATACGGTTTCTATTGAGTCTGGAGATGACATTTATGATGTTTATTTCAAGGCAAAACACGGCGTTGAAGATTACGGTGACAATTATAGTTCTTTAGTCGGTTCTACTGTTAAAGAAAAAATTGACACTTATGATAAGGATAATGTAACGACTTTCAATTACAACATTGTTTTAACTGATCGTCTTGCAAAAATCGGAGTTTCTGTTCGAAAGGTTTTCGGTAAAGTTTCTGTGGCATCTAACGAAGCAGAAGTAGATCTTTTGGATAAGAAAACGATGATTTTAGTTGCGAAGGATTCAACTATTACTGACGGAAAGCCAATTCAGTTTGTGCGTCGCAAAATTAGTCCTGCGATTGCTAAATGGATGGGTGTTAATCCTGATAGTGCTCAACGAGCAATTATAGTTGGTAATACGCCTGTTGTTATTAATACGGCCGGTGTTACTGACCAGGTACTTGGATTTAGCGTAGTTGGTTATGAGAGTTTTGTAATGTGTATTAAGAACCCTTATGCCATTGCAACGGCAGATCTTACTTCGATCCTTTCGTAAGTAATTTTTGATAGATGTAAAGGAGATGGGGAGTCGCCAAGCGTCTTCCCTCTCCTTAGTTTGATATAAATGAAGAAAGGAATCATATGATAGTTTTTAAAACTGGTGTATCCAACAAAGAAAAGAAAGAGATTATATCTATACTCGCAGAAAATGTCGATTTATTTTCAGATTTTTATATCACAAAAAATAATCTAAGATTATCTATTAAAGAAAATCTTCCTGTTTTGTTTGATTGTTTAAAAAAAGGTGATAAAATAGCTTTTGATGAAAATGGAGTGGGTATAATTGTCGGTTATTCTGATAATGCACCAAGAAAATATTTAAAAATATTAGCTAAAAAGGATAAAGATGTCGAAGCCTTGGTTAAGATTATTTCTTGGAATATAAAAGAAGATCTTTGGGTTAAGATTAAAAAAAATAATCCAATGAGAAAGATATTAGAAAAAAATAATTTTAGATTTAAAGCAGGAAGAGGAGCTGAAGTGCTTTTAATTAAAAGGAAATCCAACCAATGACAGATAAAATTTTAATAAAAATTCGTAGTTTGATTGAGGATTCTTCAAAATCAGATTTTCATATTTTTACTTATACAAATTCAGATGTATTTACTTTACCAGAACCTAATGTCACATCTGTAACCTCTGTATTAATAAATGGTAATTCTCTTCAATCTGGAGAAAGTTATTCTTTTAATTCTATTACAAAACAAGTAACTATTATAGGCGTAGATTTTTCAATAGGTGATAGTATTGAGATTAATTATATTTTCAATGAATATAACGATACTGATTTAAAAAATTATATCATGGCTTCTCTAACTTGGTTAAGTATTTTTGGTTCTAAATGTCAAGATTTTGAATTTGAAGATGATGATATTTATCCATCGCCTGATAATAAAACTTGTGATTTAATTTCTATCATAGCATCTATTATAATCAAGCCAGATTATCATGAGTATAAATTACCAGATTTAATAGTAAAATGTCCACAAAAGATTCCTAAAGAAGATAAAATCGAAGATTTAATCGAAAAGTTCAATAGAGGAGTAGGGGCTATTGGAGTTATAGAAATCGCTTTAGACTAAAGGAGCAAAGATATGAGTGTATGCAAAGATTTAGTAATGTTAAGACGCTCCACAAGAGCTTTTGAATTAATTTTTACTAAAGATAAAGTAGCAAAAGACATTACTGGTTGGACAATATATGTCACTGTAAAAACAAAGATGGAAGATAGTGATGCAAATGCAGTAATCAATAAAGTGATTACTTCTTTAACTAATCCTACTAGTGGTAAAGCCCTGATAGAATTTACGACTGATGATACTGACCTCGACCCGAAGAATTACTGGTATGCGATTGACTATAAAGATTCTGATAACAATGAAGGAACATTATTCTCTGGAAAATTAACAATTAGAAAATCTGTTCGAGATGAGAGGAATTAATGATGGCTAATCAAGAATTTCATGTCGAACTTGTTGAAAAAGATTTAGTAAATGTTGAAATTGTAGAAAAAGAATTAGTAAATGTTAAATTAAATGTTATTGACATTATTCATAGCATTTTTGATGATCAAATAATTGAAGATCATTTTATTTATAATGAAGAACCAATTCAACTTACTGTTACAAAATTTTTAACGAAGAAAAATTATATCAGTGGTACTTTACGTGTATTTTTAAACGGAATTAAAGAAGCATATATTATTGAAGATAGTAATAATACATTTTCATTTGAAATTGATATAATTGGTACAGATTTTATTGAAGTTAGTTATATTACAACATAGATATAAAGATAAACACAGAAATTACTAATATTTCTGAAAAATAAACAAAAGAAGGTGAATACACATGGCAAAACGAAATACTAGAATCAGAGGAGCGCAAATTCTTGCGGCTGTAGCTGGTGGTGGTTTAAAATTCGACGCAAGTGAAAATCTTGAGTTGGATCTTAATGAGTTAAGTGCGGCATCTGTTGATGTTGCCGCAGATAGCGTTGCTATCGTTGACGCAACCGATAGTTCTACTAAGAAAGAGGCTATCGCTGACATTATTACTGCTGTTGCTGGAGTTGGTTTAGTTGCTACTTCTGGAGTTATGGCTGTAGATATTAATGAAATTAGTGAAGTTGCTGTTGATGTTTCTGCTGACTTGATAGCTATTGAAGATGCTACAGATAATAGCACCAAGAAAGAATCTATAGCTGATTTAGCTACTGCTATGGCAGGTACAGGTATTACTGCTACTGACGGAGTTTTATCTGCTGATAGCGTTTCTGATAATATCGTAGAAGGAGATATTCAGAAAGAAGACGAGTCTGCTACTTGTGATGGTAACGAAACTACCTTTACATTAAGCAATACTCCATTAGCAAATTCTGTTCAAGTTTATCTAGATGGTTTGTTACAGCAAGAAGGATCTGGAAATGACTATATCCTTTCAGGAACAACGGTAACTTTCGCTATCGCTCCTGAATCTGGATCGCTCTTGATTGTTTATTATATAATTGATAACGCTTAATCTTAATTGATAAGCTGTTTGTAAATTAGAGTAGAGGGTTCGGAATAATCTGAGCCTTCTACTCACCTAAATGTTACATAATATGTAAGGAGTTTTACATGGGTAAAACAAGTAAGAAAAGAGCAGAAAAAACTTTAAAAAGAATGAAAAAAACACGACAAATTGATTCTAATAATTTAAGATTGATTATTCAACAGAAGTTAAAATGGGCTGAAATAGAAAAAGAAAAAGGATTAAAAATTATCAAAGAGAATCAAAGAGCAATTACACAATTAGACGGTATTATTTTATTCATAAAAGATTTGTTGGAACCAGAGGAATAAAAAGGAGATTTTTCATGTCAGTGGAGAGAAACACCAGGGTGAGATCAAGCCAAATTAAATCTATTTTACCAAATGATTTAGAAGCTACTAATGAAAGAACGGATAATTACATTCCTTCGTATGATTTAGCAACGGAAAAGTTCCAATGGGTTCCAAATGCCGCAGGAGCCTCTAATATTGAAGATTTAGGAGATGTAAATTTTGATAGTGGAACACCTATTGACGGTCATTCTTTAGTTTATGACAATGCGACTAGTAAATGGAAATCCGATTTTCCCACTTCTTTACAAGATTTAGACAACGATACAAAAATTCAAGTAGAAGAATCAGCAGATGAAGACATTATTCGTTTTGATGTTGCTGGAACACAAGAAGTCCAAATGGACGCAAATGGTTTAAAATTAAAAACAGGTGCAGATATCAATGAATTTTCCATTGACGGGCTTTTAGCTGGAAATAGTGATGATGTGATTCCAACCGAGAAGGCAGTAAAAACTTATTCTGATGTTATTGATGATAAAACTATAAAAAATCAAGATAATATTGCTTTAGTAGCATTTAAAACAGCTATTGCTGGATCTTTTTCACAATTTAATATGATTGATGGTATTGTAGATTATTATGTTGATGAAAGTGGTATTGATACTGTAAATTCTTTAAATGAGAATTATAATTCAACGGATGATTATTATAGTCCATCAAGAATTTCTACTCCTTATGCACATTATAAATGTAATGACAATGCATCTAATACAACAGTTACAGATGATGGTACTGGAGCAAATAATGGTATAGGAAATGTTAATACCTCAAATTATTCGGTAACAGGAAAAATAAATCAAGCTTTTGAATTTAACGGAACAACAGAATATATTAATTTAGATGCCTTATCAACAGATATTGCTTCTGATAATATCGGTTCTATTTCTTTTTGGATGAAACCAACCATAGGAGGACAATCTGATTCACAAAATGGTACAATATTTTCTATTTCTGATACTGATTCAGGAACTACTTTGTGGGTTCATTATACAGACGGAGTAGGACAAGATAGAGTTAAAATTAAACTTGATAAACAAGATTCAGCAGATCCTTGGTTTATCGCAACTCCATCAGGAGATGTTCCAGATGACGACTCTTGGATTCATATTGTAATTACTCATAATGGAATAGAACCAAAATTATATGTAAATGGTTCTAGTGTGACTGTTATTTATTTAGCAGATAACGACAGAACACTATGGTTTAATGATTTAACTGGTTTGGATAATGGTAGATTTGGTTGTTTAAATTATAATAATGCAGGAAATAGTGATTTTTATGATGGTGATATTGATGATTTTCGTTATTATTCTGGAGTAGTTTTAACATCAGATGAAATAGCCTTATTATATAATTCTAATTCAGGTACAGAAAAAAGTCAACCCCTTTTAAATATGACATTAATTTCTGATATATTTACAGCAGAAGCAGAACCAGATACTGCTAGAATAGTTCTTCTTGAAGAGGATGTTAGTGCTATTTCTTTAAATACGGATTTAGAGGTTTGGGCTACAAAAGACGGTTCAAATTGGGCACAAGGCACATTATCAGATGAAGGTGATTATGATGCTTCTAAAAGAATTTTAGTAGCTGATTTTACTTTAACAGGTTCAGGAACATCTTTAGAATATAAATTATTAACAAAAAATAATAAAGATTGTAAAATACATGCATCTTCATTAAATTGGGATTAAAATTATGACAGTAAAAAGACTTATAACAGAAAAACAACGTAAACAAATTAGAGAATCTAAAAAATATAAAGGTAAATCTGAATTGACTCGCCAAGAATTAGACGAATTGATTATTATTTTAGCTAAAAAAACAGGAATTCTTTAATATGACAGATTGCATAAAAAATTTATTTAAAAAAAATTCAAAATGGATTAATATTTATCAAGGTATAGAAACTGTTGATGATCCTTTTGAAAAAAATACTACTGTAACTTATATTAATCCTAAATCAATTAGAGCTCTTATAAGCGATCTTACTTTTGCTAAAATTAAGTGGTCAATGCCAGGCGTAATAACTTCTAGAGCTAAAATTATTCTGATTGAAAAAAGATATCTAACTCTTTTAGAAAATTCTCAAATGATTGAAATTAAAACTGATAATCATAGTGTAGAATCTTATGAGGGTTGGCGAGAGAACTCGAAATTACAATATAAAATCGAAGGAGACTATATAAGAGCTTATATATATAGTAAACATATTTAAAATGATTAAAACTACTGTACATTTTGGAAATATGTTTAAAGAAATCAAAGAAAGTATTAATATTCACGAAAAAAATGTACGTTTAAGACTTAACAAATTAGGATCTGAAACCAAGAAAAAAATGCATGAAGTTATTCAAAGTAATAAAGTTCGCCCACAAGCTGGCGAACCTACAAAATTGGAAGATAATATTGATGTTGAGTTTTATCCTGCTGAAGCAGGGTGGGGCGTTGGAGAAATTGATAAATTAAATAAAAATGCTAAACATTGGCGAGCCGTTAATTATGGCTCATCTCACATGGTTGGTAAACATTTACCACCTGGAATATTTGACCCAGGAACAGCGTCTCCAGACGCAGGCTCTTTCAGAGCAGGAAGATTTAAAAAGGGAATGAATAAAGATGGGAAATCTTATTCTCCTATTGTAACTAAAGAAATTTCCCCTATGAATTACATCACGAAAACTATTAATTTTGTCCGAAGAGAAATAAACAAATTAAAATTTATTAAATAAGAGGTAAAAGAGTGGCAACTATTTACAGAATTTCTAGAAATCTCGAAGCCAGTGTTATTCAATACATTGAAGCAGAATTAGTTTCTGCTAATTGGACTAATATAACTGTTGCAAAATCCTTTAAAAAGATTTATGAAATTCCTATAAATACTTTTCAAAAACAAGGTGCAATTTGTGTTCGTCTAAGCGAAACAGTTCATGACAAGGTTCAAATTGGTGACGATTCAACAGTGAGGAAACCAAACATTTTAATTGATGTGTTTGCCACTTCAGATGGACAAAGACTTGATTTAAAAGACATTTTAGTTAGTATTTTTAAAGGCGGATTTCCTTATTATGAGTATGAAACTGATAAAAAAAATATTACTAAAAAAACTTTGAATGGAAGAATAAGAGTTGTAAAAATTGATGACACAGAGGTAAATTTAGGTGTAGATAAATCATTGCTCGAAGTTTATGATAGATTCAGACATCTTATTGGAATTTCTTGTAATTGTGGAAAGATTGAGGTATAAGAAATGGCAAATATGCTAAGAGTTTTAATGATGGTCTTAGACAAATATGGAATGGATACTCTCCAAATAGGAATTATTCTTGGATTGTTTTGGAAATTGTTTTATAATCATTTGAAACATATAAACATTTCATTGAAGGAAAATAATAGTGAAATAAAATGTGTTAAGACTGAGGTAATAGATTTAAAAGAAAGAGTATCTAAAGTTGAAGGTAAATTAGATATTTAATAAATGTAGAGTTAGAAAAGATAAAAATTAGATAGGGAGAACCCCACAAAAAGATAAGTTTTTAAAAAAAAGTCTAAGGAGGACTTAATAATGCAACATAGTTCAAAATATTGCCCTAGAATTTTTCCCGTTAATGGTGATGGAGCACCAGTAGAAATTGATAGGGTACAAAGTATTGACCCTACGGTTGATTTAAATCGTAGAAAAGTAGAGGAAGTTGGTAATCCTGATGTAGTGGGGTATGTGAAGAAGTCGCCGACTGTAACATATCGTATGACACAGTTGGAGTATGGTTCGTTGGAATTTTGGAGAAAAATTGCTAATAAAAGTGATTCAGTAAATACAATCACATTAGATGATTTTAAAACTCCTACTTTTGACATCGCCGCATTTTTAACAGACGATGTTAATGATGTTTACAAAGGAACATTGTGGTATCCTAAATTAAGAACAACAGGTTTTTCTTTTAATATCGGAGATCCAGAAGCTGATGGAGAAAGAACCTTTGATCTAGTTGGAGAAGAAGCTATTGAGTGGCAAGGAGATAACAAATATGTTATTTTTGTGGCTCATGACGCTCCTGTAGGAAATGAAACAACTGTAGACCTAAGCACTAGGGTTCCTGCAATTGACCCCGATGTTTCTGTCGGAAAAACCGACGCAGAAAAGTATATTTATAGGGTTATGAGATACAGAGGAACTACATCAACTGAATTAGATTTAAGCTCTGATGTTAGTTACGATATAGGAACAAAGGTGTTAACGATTAACAGTGTTAGCGCAGGAGACAAGTTTAAAGTTTGGCATACGTCTGCTACTGCACCTGATACGTTATTTACACCAAATACAAGTGACCCTGCCGCATTATCAGCGGACTCTGTATCAATTTATTTATATATCCCTGGTTCTGGTAAACCAGATTCAGCAGATTATATTTATAGATTGCAAAGTGTAACAATGGATGTTTCTTTTGATCGTGAAGACCTTAAAGAAATTGGAAATAAAAGGGTTGTTCAACGAGGTATTAATGAGAAAACAGTATCCATTACTCTTGGACAAATCATGGAAGGTTTCACTATTGAAGAAGTGTTAAGAGGCGAAGTTGCTGGATACGGAAAATTAGACGTTGAAAAAATGACAGATAATGCTTCGATAATTATCAAAGTTTTTGAAGATAATACTAAATCAACTTTGAAATACGGTTTTAAAGCGGATGGTTTATCGCCTACTAACCTTTCTAACAGTGTTGGTGTTGCCGCTTATGTTAATAAAGAAAATGCCATCGAAGGCAGTCGTTTGACTATTAGCAATGAAAATAGTGAGCTCGGTGGTCTTTAAGAAATAGATTAGTATTTTGGGGCTACCGATTTTAGAGTAGCCCCTAGAGAATTTTGTAAGTGATAAATGTAAGGAGTTTATTATGAAAAATGAAGAATTAAAACAGTTAAAAGAATTTGTTAGTCTTAGCACAAAGCATTTAGTTGGTGTTTTGATGAAACGACTAGAAATTTTAGCCGAAGAAAATAAAGGCTTAACTGTTAATCAATATCAAAATATATTAAAAAGTGAAATTAAAGAACGTATTTATGAAAATGGCAGAGAACTTGAAGTAGTTTTTAATGCTTTTGATAAAGGCGTAAAATTCACAATAGCACCTCGGACTAAATAACAGTTTATGTTCAGAGGTGTTTTTTATTTAAAGGAGAAACGTATGGAAAACAAAATAGATAAAGTAAAATTATTACAAAATGCTAATAATGCTCTTAATGAACTTGAAAAAATTAAAGATATAGAAGAAATGATTCAAGATAACATGATTGAATTTGGGTTTGAAGAAGAAATTTATAGAGTTAGAAAATTGACTCGTCGAGAACGTCACGAAATTCAAAGAATTACTAGTAAAGAAAAATATCGTTTATTGAATGAAAAGGATAATGTTACTGAAGAAGAATTAATACAGACTTATTTAAATAGGAAGAATCCTATAAATATTTCAGCAATGCGCCAACAAATTAGAGATATTCAATATAAAATAGAAAAATTAGCTATTATTGTAACAAAATCTTCCATTGATAGCACAAAGAAAGAATTAGAAACTAAATGCGATGATTTAAAATTAGAACAACTTGAGATAATGTATAAAATTGATGATTGTCTTAATATTTCTATTGAACAGCAATTAAAAAGCTTTGTTCAAGAATATATGATTTATTTATGTCTTGAAAAAATGGTTGGAGAAGATTGGAAGCGTCGTTATGAAACTTATGATGTTTTTATGGATACCAACGGCGAAAAAGAAGATAAATTGGTTTATATGGCAACATATTATTTTAACGAACTAATAAATAAAAATGAATAAGCGAAAATCTGACCCTCTTAGAAAGTTAGCTAGAACCATAAAATATCAAAGCCTTTATAATGCAACTAAAGAAATACCAAATATTCAGTTATTTCAAAATGTAAAAGACATTTCTAAGATACAATTAAACTTTCTTTATTGGCTGGCTATTTATAATAGACTTTATTGCGACCTTGTATCTTGTGATAACAAATATTTAACTAAAAAAGTTATTGAAGATGATTTTTTATGTGATTGTTATCTTATTTGGGAAAGAAAAAAGAGAGATAAAACTGATAAAGTAAATAACAATAAAAAAGGAATAAACAGAAATTCAAAAGTACCTTCTGTTGTTTTTACAAGAGGTAAAAAATAATTATGGATGAACATAAAAGATTTATAATCGATACTATTTATAATGCACGTGGATTAAAAACTTATACCCAAGATATGAATAGGGCGAGAAGAGTCGCAAAAGTTTTTGGTATAGGTTTAAGCAAACAAGCAAAAATTTTAGAAAAAACCACTTCTCAGTCTTATAATAAACAAGGCGATGCAGTTAGAAGAACAACAACTATTATGGAAGATCAAGGAAAAAAGGTTCGAACCGTTTATGATCAAATAGGTAAAAAGGTTAAAATTGTAAATGGAACTTTTACGAAATCCCAAGGTGCATTATCAAAAACAGGAAATGAACTAAAAAAATTAGTAACTAGAGCAGGATTAGTTATCCCTGTTTGGTTACTTTTGCGTGGTGCTATGATGGCTACTCTCCGAGTTATTAAAGAGAGTATTAAATTTATGGTAGAATGGGAATATCAGCTTGCGCAAATTCGCCTTGTCGGCGATTCTACCGAAGCACAGATTAATAATTTATCTAGTTCTTTGTTACGCTTATCTACTTCTCTTGGAATTTCTAATGGATTATTGGGCGAGGGCGCAAAGTTATTTATTCAGCAAGGTAGAGCAATTGAAGAAATTGTTCCTTTAATGGAATCTACTGCAAAACTTTCGCTTTTAACAGGACGAACAATTGTTCAGTCAGTCGAAGACCTTACCGCTGTTTTAAAAGCTTATAAACTAGAAGCCTCAGATGCAAGTTCTATTGTTGACTTAATTACTGCTACGATGCTGAAGCATGCTATAACCGCCTCAGATTTAGCTTCTGCTTACAAAGCGACTGCTTCAACTGCTGAAGCATTAGGGGTTTCTTTAGCTTCCTTAACAGGATTTGTTACTGCTATTAAAGTAGTTACTAGGGATACTGGTACAAAGGTTGGTACTGCTCTTAGAACAATGTTTTCTAGAATTTCTACGAGTTCAGCGGAATCTCTTCAAAAATTAACACAAGTTCCTTTTTATTTAGATAAGATGGGGAAAACCACTTCTAAAGTCACCCCAAGAATGAGAAACATGTCTACTATTATTTCTGAAATGGCTTTAGTTTTTGGCACTTTAGAAAACGCTCAACAATCTCAAATTGCTAAATTAATTGGTGGTATACGAAGACAGAATCAAGTTTTTGCCCTTTTTAATAATTTTACAGAAGCAGTAGAGGCTCAAACAGATGCTTTGTTGGGATTAGGTAAAGCCGATGAAGCGATTGCAAAATTAACAGATACAACAAAAATAGGAATAGAACAATTAAAAGGTGCTTGGGGTGAATGGGTTGATGTGGTTGGAGATACTCAAATTTTTAAATCTAGTTTAGATTTTATAAAGAATCAAATACTAGGTGCCATTACACTTTTAGACCCTGCTAGGGCTTTTGCTATTGGATTTGGACAAGAGCTTAGAAAACAAGGTGAGTTGTTTGTTCAAGAAGGGAAATTTGTTGAGGGTATTGAAGAAATACAGAAAGAACTTTTAGAAATGCAAGAAATTGCTTCTAGAACTACAGATGTATTTCAATTAGAGCAATTAGCTCAAAGAACTAGAGTTTATGCTAAAGCATTCTATGAAGCTTTTGCGGAGCATGGTATTGAGGTTCCAATTAATCCAAAATTAGAAGATTGGAAAAAATTGTCTAAAATCATAGAGCAAACAATGCCAGAATTATTTGAATTAGATGTGAAGGCTAAAGTAGATTTAGACACTTTAAATTTAAAACAACAACTTTTAGATTTAAGTGAAACTCTTAGATATACTTTCCAAGAGAAAGAAATACAGAATATGAATAAGGCTGTTTATAGTCTTAATCCTGCGTTAAAAGTTCTTCAAAAAACAGTCAAAGGCATTGAATTTATAGGTGCTAGAAAGTCATTAGAAAAACTTGCCAAAGGAATGAATTTATCAAAAAAAGAATTTAAAGAATTGGAAAAAGCAGGTCAAAAAGTATTTAAAGATAATGAGTTAGAAGGATTTTTAAATCTTCTAAAAAAAGTAGATTCTATATCTTCAGACATAGTTGATGTTGACCAAAGAAGAATTGATAAGATTAAGGAATTAACAACCAAAGCAGAAAATCATAAAAAAATTCAAATTTTAGAAGCAGAAATTAAAAGGAAATTAAATTCTTTTGATAGGGAAGCTATTAAATTAAATTTAGATAGATTAACAATTGTAAATGGCATGCTTAAAATTTTAGAAAATATTGATAATGTAACGGGTTCTAATCAAGATAATCAAATTGAAAGTTTAAAAACTGAAAAATATAAATTAGAAGTTTTAAAAGATAGAAATAAATTACAAGCAAAACAGGATATTCTTTTAAATAAATTAAAAGTTTCAGGAGCATCAAAGCTTCAAATTTTAATTCAAGAATTAGCTTATCTAGAACAAATAAATGCCCATGAAGATAAAAGACTTGAAAAACAGAAACAAATTGCTATAGAACGTCAAAATTTAGAAGTTACTACTTTAAATACTATTTTACAAGGACAATTGGGTATTCTTAAAGCTCAAGGAGCAAGTGAAATACAGATTATTAAAACTCGAATTGAGATGGAAAAGAAGTTAGGAATTGAGAAAAAAGGGTTAGCTTATTTAAAACAACAGTTTGAAATTCAACAAGCAATTACAAAAGAAACTAAAAGAACTCGCCAAGAAAGACAAGCAGACCTTAAAGCGGCTATTATTAAAAAACGTAAAGAAGAGTTTGAAGCTGATCCATTTAGACAAGCAGAATTTAAAACTCAAGAACGTCGCATGGAAAGCCAAGCCAAAGAAGCAGGTCTAACACAAGAAGAAATAGATGCGATTCTTAGACCAACTGAGGATTTAGAAGCAGATTTACCACAATCAATGCAAGATCTAGTGATTGAAAACGGAGTGTTATCAGATTCTATGTTTACTTTGCAGGGAGCCATTGAAAATTTAACAAATACAATTCTTGGTAAGCCAGTAGAATTTCAGGGGGATTTAGGATTACCTAGTGTAACTCCTTTAGGTGAAAAAGGATTTACTCCAACACAAGAACAATATGAATTGCAACAATTAGAAAAATATAAAATACCAGAAGATGTTTTAAGGGCTAGGCAAGAAATGAAAGTTACACCTAAAGAACCGTCAAAATTTGTTATTACTATTGGTGAAACTGTTTTTCATATAGAGGGTGGTACTTCAGAGGAAGTGTTAGAACAAATAGACAAAAAAATAGGATCGTTTAAGACAGAACTTCCTGCGATACTTGCGAAAAAAATAAAAGACGCCAATGATCCTATGGGTAAAGCGGTAGGAGAAAGAATTGTTGGTGATTAGGAGGAGATAAATTATGACATGGACTCCAAAATTTTCACTGTGGAATGATACAGGGGTTACTAAACTTTATCAATTTTACGCCGTCAACTATACAAATGCTCCGCAATCTGTTAAAAAAAACATTAGAGTTTCTAATTTAAGAGGTAAGGGAGAAATTATTATTGACGGAGGTACAGCTCCTTGGGAATTAGAAATACGTTTCGCCTTAGTTGGCGAAGATTATACAGAAGTAGCTTCTTTAGTTGATACTTTGGAAAGTACAATTTTATTAAACACTCCGTATATATTTTTAATGGATAAATCAGTTTCAACTTTTTATCAATATCAGATTAAAAGGATTCTTCCTTTTGTTTATACAGATGTTGAAAGAAATTTAAGAAATAATTACCAAAAAGTAACAGCAAAATTTTCAGTAAATGCCTGGTAAAGGAGGAATAAATTATGAGTACAGCTTTAAATATTCACGTTAATATGGATACACAAGATGAAGCTCTTGGAGCAAGTGCTGTTGAATGGACTGAAATTAGTCCAAGTAATGATGACATAATAATGTCAAATGGGAGCCTTATTGTTGCCGATGGACAATCGATTCCATCATCTTTTGAATTGAGTCAAGCAGGAATTCTTCTTGACGGAACAGAACAAATTGTGGATAAATATTTTTTAGCAGATTTAAGTGCAAATGAGTTAAAAGAAATTCACAATATGGGAAATCAGAATAAGAGATATGTTTTGGCTTTTGATTTTGACGGTGTTACGACTTCAGAACCAGTATTAGAAGCTTGGGATAATATTAGTATGAATACGATTAATGCAATTGTTCTCGGAAGCGGAACACCTTCTAGCAGTTTTCTAAGAGGAATAACAACCACTGATGCACTTCCTGGTGTAGATTGGGTTGGTAGTAGACTTGCTGGTTCAAGTGCTGGTAATTTTCTTTATTTAAATGCTGGTAATGGAGCATTAAGTGGAGCAAAAACTTTATATGCTCAAATAAAATTGATATTTCCATCTTCTCAAACAGAGGGAGGAGCAGAAGTCCCTATTTTGATATGTAAGTACACCACATTATGATTTAATAGGAGATATTTATGAGAATTTGTATAGATTGCAGAAATCCTTTAGGACAAGGATCAAACAAGACAGGTAGATGTTGGCAATGTTATGTCAATCATCAAAAGAAATATGCAAAAAAATCTTATTGTATTGATTGTGATAAAGAAACTGTTAGAGGAGCAAAACACTGTAAATCTTGCGAAATGATTAGAATTAAAAAAGTTTATTTTTGTTATGATTGTAAAAAAACAGTCAGAAATAAAAATGTAAAACGATGTTGGGAATGCCATAAAAAACGTATTTATAAAGTAAAAAATAAATGCGTAGATTGTGAAAAAGAATTAAGTTTAAGAAATTGTACTCGATGTGTAAAATGCAATGGTATTTTTCATGCAAAAAATATTACAGGAAAAAAACATACAGAAGAACATAAAAAGAAAATAGGTAAAGCTTCTAAAAAACGATGGGCAGAAGAAAATTTTAGAAATAAAATTTTAAAAGCGCAAAGAGCAGGTATGTTTATAGCTCCAAATCGCCCAGAAACTAATTTAAATTCTTTATTAAATATTTTATTTTCTCAAGAATATAAATTTGTAGGTGATGGAAAAGTAATAATAGATGGCTTCAATCCTGATTTCATAAATTGTAATGGTCAAAAGAAAATAATCGAACTTTACGGAGATTATTGGCATAATCTTCCTGGATATAAAGAAAGAGATATTAGAAGATTAAAATCTTATAAAAAATATGGCTATCAAACTCTGATTATTTGGGAACACGAATTAAAGAATTTAAATCGAATAAAGGAAAAAATAAAGAATTTTCATTATGACTTTAAATTTTAGAAATTATAATTTTGATAAAAATCAAGTAACTGCTCTTGCCACAGATACTGTAAATGGAGAATTTTTGTGGATTGCTTTTGCTAAAGATGCGACAACAGGAAAATGTACTCTACGAAAAGTTAGTGCACATAATCCTAATCAAGTTTTTTATAATATCAATCTTTCTGTAGATAGTATTGTTAGATTAAAAATAAAAAGCAATTCGATTTATGTTGCAGTAGAACATTCTACTATTATGGGCTATAAAATATTAACTACAAATCCTTTGACATCACAAGTTCCTATTAATAGACCTATAAGTATAGTAGAAAATCCTATTGATATTGCCGTTGGTGCAACTTACGTATATTATTTGTTTCCTGGTGATACCAGTGGAGAAAATACTAAAATCGTACAAGTAGATACTGATGGAGTTATAGAAGAAACGATTGATTTATATCAAAGTGCGGAAATAGTTATAAATGCAAGAAGTATCACTTATGAAAATTCTAATCTTTGGGTTATAACTTATACTGATCCTGTTGATTTAATTAGAGTATATCAAAACAGTGGAGGAATTTGGACTTTTTCTGTTACTAGTATAGGGACATAAATATAATAAAAGGAGAAGAAAATAATGTCAAAAAAGAAAACAATACAAGCAGGAACTTTTATTACAAAAGAGAATTGGGTAATAAAAACTGTTAATAATGAAACTGGTAATGTTTTGAGTTATGAAGAAAAAAATCTCATTGTTAATGATGGATTAACTCTTCTACGTAATTTGCTTGCTGGGGATGCTGTCGCTAATCCACAAGCAATAGGTATTGGAACTGGAACTACTTCACCTGTAAATGCGGATACAACATTAGAAACTGAATTAACACGAGCTTTAGCAATAATTACGAAACCAGCTAGTTACCAAGTTAAATATAGTAAAACTTTTACTTTTGGATCTGGAGTATCAGAAAATATTACAGAAGCAGGACTTTTTGATAGTGATACAGTATCAGGATCAATTATGTTAGCAAGAACAACTTTTTCTGCAAAACCAGTAAGTGCAGTTGTTGATTTAATTGTACAAGCAATAATTACAATTTCAAGAGTATAATTAAGGAGATAATTTATTATGGCTTTTAAAGCAGGATGGTCTTATAGAAAAAAATTAACTATAGATTCTACTAAAATAGATTCAGTTTTAACAGATTTTCCAATTTTAGTAAAATTAACTAGTTCTAATTTCGATTTCAGTAAAGCAGAATCAGATGGTATAGATGTTTGTTTTACCACTGATGACGGTACAACTTTATTAAAATTTGAAAGAGAAGACCATAATATAGATACTCAATATAATGTTGATTTAACAAGTCCGAGCACTATAGTAATTAAAGATACTGAAACAGGAGGCGAAGAAGCAACTAAAGCTTGGGATAATGGTGCTTCTAGTTTTTGGGGATCTTCTACTGGAGCTTTCCCTCATTATATTGGAGTAGATTTTGGAGTTGGTAATTCGGAAATTATTAATCAATATACTATTAGTGCAAGAACTGATGGTGGATATATTGAAACTCCTTATGATTGGAAATTACAAGGAAGTAATACTGGTGCATGGGGCGGAGAAGAAGTTGATTTAGATATTCGTACAAGTGAAGTTTTCGCACAAAGTCAAAAAAGAACTTTTAATAATTTTTCTGAAGGTCAAAATTCTACTGCTTATAGATATTATCGAATCCGTATTACTGATAATCAACCATCAGCAACCAATACAAAAGCCTCTATTGCTGAAGTAGAATTAATGGATATCTCTACAGAAGGCGAAGGTTTTTATTGGGTGAAGATTCCCTCAGTTTCTTCATCTATCGATACTGAATTTTATGTTTATTATGACAATACAGGAGCCTTGGATGGAGAAGATTCGCCAAACGTGTGGGATTCTGACTTCAAAGGAGTTTGGCATTTAAAAGAACTTGAAGGAGCAAGTGGAGGAACAGATTATTTAGATTCTACTTCAAATAATAATGATGGTATTGGTAACTTAGAACCAATTAGAACCAAAGCAAAAATATCTTATGGAGAATTATTTAATGGAACTAGTAAAAAATTAGAAATTCCAGATTCTGCCAATTTAGAACTCGGTACAAGTGATTTCACAATTAACGCTACAATTAGTTTTTCAACTACAGTAGGAAATCAAGCTATTTTAGGAAGATTTGCAAACAGTGGAAGTTATTTTTATTTTGCTTGGGAGTCTGGAGCCATACGATTTCGAGATTATGGAGGGAGTATTGATTTTTGGAGATTATGGTCACCTTCTGCTGGAGTTTATTATGATATTGAAGTTACAAGAAATGGTAATGATTTTAAAATCTTTGTTGATGGTGCTCAATTAGGAGCTACATATACTTCTGGTGCTTCTTTAGTTGACCGACCAGAAGATTGGAATATAGGTTCTTTCGGAACAAATTATTATTTTAACGGTTTAATTGATGAAGTTAGAATTACTGTTGGAACAGATCGAGGACAAGATTATCGAGATGCTAATATTGATTCTTTAAATGATAGTTTATTAAGTTTTGGAAATGAAGAAGCTGGAGAAACTGCATTAATTCCAGATACTATTGAAGTAGCCGATGATTGGACTATTCTTACTAATCCTGACTTGGTTGATTTGATTGAAGATGTTAATATTAATGACGATTGGTCTATTATTTCAAATCCAGAATCGGCAGAGATTTTAGATTCTGTTTTATTATCTGATAGTTGGACTATCGAAAGTTTTGGTACAGCGTCTTATGCTACGAAAATTATAAGTTATAATCCTCTAGTTTTTATTACCGATACTACTCCTATGAGAATAGTTAAAGTAGATATTAGTGATCGGGAAAATCCTACTTGGGATGTTTATGAAATATCAGGTCTAAGTGGAGCAACAGATATCATATATAATGATTTGTTTGGTCTTATTTATGTTTCTACAGCAGACGGAAAAATTCTGGAAATAGACGCTTCTGATTTTACAATTACAACGATACGAGATACAGGAGACACAGATGATTTATTACAAATTGCTTCTTTAGATAGTTTTCATAATATTTATGTAGGTACAGAAGATTTAGATGGAGAAGTTATAATGATGGACAAATCTGAGATAGAATCTTTGGGTTTAGATATTAGATTTCTTCAAGAAGTTCAAACATCAATAGGTTTATCTATTAATAGTATAAATGGAGTGTCTATTGGTACAGATATTAGATTTTTAGGAGAAAATACCCAAACTATTGGTATGGATATCAGATTCCATCCCCAAACAAATCATCCTTTTGATCCTCAAACAAATAATCCTTTTCCTACATCTGGAGCTCCAGCAGAGCCTATTAAAAGAGAAGATTTTCACATTTATATTAATTCGGTAGAAATCGATGATGCGAAATTAGATTCTATTTTAATTTACCATACTATTGATAATAAAAGTACAGCTTCATTTATTTTAAATAGAAAACATGACCAGTTAGATTTTTATTTAGATGGTACTCCATCTCAAATTACAAACCAAAATGAAGTAAAAATTTATATTCAAAGTGTTTTAGAATTTATTGGAAACATAGAAACTATTGATTGTCAAAGTGATACTGAGACTGTTAAAATAGAAGCTATTGGAGATTTTAAACAAGACGATAGGAAAACTGTTACGCTATCATTACCAACTATAGATGAACAATTACATTTATATCATGCTTTAATTCATAATCCAGTTATATATACTCCAATAATTGATGAAGATGAAGAAAATCCTAAATTAGCCAAAGGGATTAAAGTTAATCTAGGTAAAATTACAGAACAAAGTATCTATCGTAATATACAATTTGATAGTGCTCCTGGAGTTGTAGGAGGAAATAGAGCAGAACAAATTATGGAAGGAACATTTCAACCTACTCAAAATTATACCTATTTTTGGGGAAGTATAAATGCAGATAATTTTTTCACAGGTCAAACTATTAGTGTTCCTTATGTTGGAACAAGTCTAGCAGGATTTACAACAGATCTATGGTTTTTAAATTCAGTTGCTTATAGAAAACAACGAGAACGTGATGATATAATTACTGATAGATTTACATTAAACAATGCTTCTCCAGGAAGTACTGAACAAATTGAATTAGAAGATGGTACTTATGAAACTTATTATTTAATTGGGGAAACTCCTTATGAAGAAATAAATGTTAGAAGTGGTAAACTTATTACAAAAAATAAATGGGTAGATAAACCTAATGGGTTATATAGAGAAAAAGATGCTGGATATGATTTTTTAAATTATGCAAAACAGGTTGCTGACTTAGAATATGATAAATTAAAAAATATTAATGGAGATATTTTTCCAAAATCTTCAGCAGAGATTGGAATTTTTATAGATGGATACTATTATTATGGACTATCATTGTTGACAAGAATAAATATTGATAATACTACTACTGCATCTATTTATAATTCCAATAACGGTTTTCCTGTAAGTGTTAAAGGAATAGAAATCAATTCTTCTACTATGAGAGTAACGCTACGAACAGATAATTCCTTTTCAGATTTAGAGCTATTAGAAATAGATGAACAAATGCCAGATGAAGATTCAGACGAATTTAATTTTGAAGCGGAATCTGCTTTACAATTTGCAAAATATGATCCTGCTAAAAATTCTTTTCCAGAGTAAGAGGTCATAAAATGTTTCAGTCTTTTAAAAATAATAAATATAAATTAAATAAATTATGGAATCAAACTACAGAAAACGAAGTTAATTCTGATAGAATTAATAAAGAAGAAATAAATGTTCATCCAGTTACTATTATTAAAAAAACAAGAGAATTAATTTTAGATTTTGATACTATGTATTATGACCTATATGATTTTTTAGGAATAACTTACCAAGGAGGAGGTTCCTCTCCTCAACCCGAATCCGCATATATAGAAGATCGTCCTAATCATTGGTATTTTAAATACCCATCTCATAGCTTCAAAGTTCCTCAAGGAGAAAAGCCTGAAGACATTACAGGAACTTCGGCAGAAGATTGGAATTATGTTAAAACTATAGGAAGTATTAAACAAACCTATCATTTTGAATTGTTTCCAGATTGGGCTATTCCATATATAAAAATTAAAACTTATATTTATTCTATAGATGATATAGGAATTCCTGTCGAGATAGAGGATTTATCTACTTTTCATAGATGGATTAAAAAGGAACCAGGGTATGATTTTGAATTTCATGGATTTTTTACATTACCAGAAGAACAAGAATTATTGCTTCAAGTAAGTCTAGTTGGATTAAATAAGGGAGTTATGAATGCAATACAAGGAAACCAAATACAAAGTTAATACAATAAAATCAAGACAAAATAATACTGAACAAGTTCTTATTCAGAAAGATCAGAAAAGTTTAGATTCTAGAGATGCTAGAAAAGTTATAAAAAAACCTGTATTGTTATATGATTCTGACTGGATACTTGCAGAAAAAGAAGATATCTCAAGTGCTATATCTCAAGAAGAAGGTACTCTTTTACCTGAACGAGCTCTTTATGATTTTGAAACTACTTTAAATGTACCAGAGAAATTTCTCCAAGATTTAAAAATAGAAGTATTAACTAGATCAGAACCAGAAGCCAATATACAAGGAGTATTTCCTTATATTGGTAGTGCCAAAAGAGAACTATCTTTTCAATTATATGATTGGCATGGTATTACATATACCAATACTATTGTTATTTGGTTATTTGAAACTTATTGGGAAAATGGTATTTTAATTATTACAGATATTTTAAGTCCTCAATATTTTGGATGTTTGGAACCTCCTCAACCAGTAGATGCCTATGATTTTGAGTATACTATTAATTATTACGGAGAAGAATATGATGAACATTATGTATGGACTTTTAAATATCCTATTACAGATTTTCCAGTTCCAATAGGACAAGATCCAACATATCATCTTCCTGTTGCAGAAGAATATGTGTATCCAAATGTATTAGAATATACTAGATGTGGTGATCCTGCTCCAGATAGTTATTGGACACAAGGCGCAACTAAACAATTTTATGAAGTTGTTGCTATTTATGGATTACAAGAAGCTAAAGATCTTTTAAATGAATCTTATAATAATATTACTTATTCTGACGAATCTGATAGTTTTAAAGGAGAAGTTCCAAATAAAGAATCTCTCCCATTAACTGGAAATGAAAGAGGAGATTATTATATTTCTACAGATATTTCTGTTTATTATGTTTGGTCTATTGATGAACCAGATGGAACGATAGATGATTGGGTATCTGCTGGTGCATCTATTTATAAAGCTTATGAGACAATTTTTACACCTGAAGTTGCTACTTCTAATCAAATTAAAAAAATTACAAAGTTGTCTGGAACTAGTGCAATTTTAAATGTTTCTGGAGATGTTTTACTTATCTCTCCTGCGAATACAGAAACTATATATTCTGATCCTTTATTTCCTACTTATCAAGCAACAACTGGAGGAGATGTAGAAATTCGTTTAAAAGTTTATATCGATAATCCAAATTATTTTACAGAAACAAAAGGTTATAGTCGTGTCTAATCCTATTTATAAATATATTATTAAACGTCTTTGGGAACAAGATGAAGCTAATAGGCTAGAAACTTTATCTACAAATGATATTGCTGTAAAGAATGTAGAATTGCGAAAACAAGCTCAAGTTTTACTTTCTGTATTTAAAAAACTTAGAGATCTTTCTTCTGATTGGGAATATATGGATAGTTTAATTGTAAATGAAGAAACAAAATATTTATATAAACAATGGGAGATAGAGATTGTCTCGGTAAGTTTTGTTCAATTAGAATATGTTACCCATATATTATTACCACTTATAAGTTATAATATTATATATGATGAACCTATTACCAATGATTTAGATTTTTATAACACTGGATTGGAATTAAAAAATAATTTCTTTTATGATATGAAAGGAGAAACTTTGATATTAAAAGCTTCTGTTTTGATAGAAAAGGTATATGGAACTGAGGAATTAGTAGTTCCACAAGTAAAACTATTAGTTGATATTGATAGTTCTTTTTTAGAATTACATTAATTTTTAGGTTTCATTTTAGGAGTAATATTTTTATCCCATTTTCCCTTATGCCAACTTCCGTCTTTCTGTCCTTGATTTTCCTCGCCATAGTTTACTAGTTTAGTATAAACTTTTCCTTCCTGAAAATCATAAACAGTCTGATATACGTTATTTTTCCATTTTCCCATAATAATGACATAAGGAATAGTTTTAAACCCTATATTTACCCCATCAACCCTGGCTACAATGTGCCCATATGCTTCAAATCCTTCTAATACGAGGACTTTTTTAGTTAAACTATACTCAATCCTAATAATTGGTTTATCAGGCATTTTATCCCATTTACTGTCTGAATAATGTCCTCCTTGCCACTCTGTTCCATCTTCAAAAAATACTAAATATGAAGTGTTATTTAACATAATTTTCCTTTTTTATAGAATAATAAATATGTCCTAATTTTTCAAATTGAGTATCTGAAATTCCAAGATGAAAATCTTCATCCAGAATAGATCGAATTTTGTTAAAGGTATCTAATCCGTTTGGATTTATATCTAATTTGAGTTTATGTAACAATCTAGCTATTTTTAAATGTCTTTCTAATTTCATATTATCCTTTCCTACTAGCCTTCGGCTAGGGGGGCTCTGCCCCCTTGGTTAACCCCCGTTCTTAGGGAGCGAAGCTCCTTTTTTAAATATCCCTAAATTCTTGAGTTTCTATACAATAAATTTTTTTAGCTTTTTTCCCATATGGAGTTTCATCATATCTATCTTTAATATATTTTTGTCTCTTACGACTATAATAAGAAGTATAATGTAAATATTCCCATTCTACAACAATCCATGTCTTATTTGCGTATTTTTCAAGATGTTCTTGTGCCAGTTGTCTGGCGACTTTATAAACTTCTTCTGTTATGCCCATTTCTTTTAATTGATCTTCACTTAGTTTAATCATTTAATACCTCCTTTAATGTGCCGTATTTAGCCCCTGTGGGACGTTTATGGCTTTTGCCACCATCTTCCCTTAATATGGGCGAAATCGCCTGTTTTCGGTCATGGATAAAACTGTGAAATAACAGCATTATGATGTATTCCATATTTGGTTATTAAAGCGTTAAAATCCCTCTCCTTATAAATGGGAGGAAGTTTTGATGCTGTTCTTCTTAAATTTTCTGCCTTCATAGCTTCCATTTCAATTAGAGCACAGGCTACTTGAGCGTTTACATATGCGACGGTTTGTTCATCTGTCATTTTTTCCTCTCTTTTTTTAAGTCATCTAAAAAAGCTGAAATATCATTTAAACATTCATTATTCCAAATTGTTCCCGTTTCTGGAAAGAAGGTATATTGTCTCCATCTTGGAAACCATTTAATAATGGCTAAACGATCCCCATGTAATTTAGAGTATACAGCGTAAACTTGCGTTTTTGGTTTGTTTTCTATTATTTTAAATGTAAGATATTTAGAGTCCATATTTAATTTATCCATTAAATTTATGAATTAGACAAACTTTTCTTCCACCCATTGTTCCACAAAGACATCTTTCTCTTTGTTCTTTGAGTTCATATTCTTTAATAATTTCTGCAACTTTATCAGGATCAATTTCGTTTAAATAATCAAAAACTGCTCTTTCCAATGGATTGCTTTTTATTTCTTGTATTTCCCACCAGGCATTCATAATTTCTAAACCTTCATTATAAACTTTATCTTCTTGGCTTTGTTGGAATCCATCGAAATGAGTCGAAGGATCATGGATTCTTTTCTTCGGTTTTTCAATCATTAATACAATCTCCTTATCTTTGTATCGTCCAATAACTTATTCCAGTACAAACTATTCCAATGGAACCCATGATTTTTCCTATTAAAGGAAAGGTTGTCCATGCGCCTATGAGTCCTACAGTCATGAGAACAAACCCTGCTATCAATAAATATAAGAATATAGTAAAATAAGTTAAGATTGTCATTATTTATCTTCTCTAATTAATTTTGCAATCGTTTTCCAATAATTTATTTTCTTTTTAAGTATAGGTGCAATTTTTATGGTTTTTCCATCTCGTATCACAAATCCAGCACATAAATAAGAAGTAGTTACTTGATATAACCCATCTTTCATTATTATCCTTTTTGATTTTTAACTTGAATATAAAGTTTTTTATGTTTTAATGCATCATCAGCCATACTTTTTAATTCATCAACCAAGCCTTTCATTTGTTTTGCAGATTTTGGATTATAACAATCATAATTCCAAGCTACTGCTGAAATATTAAATAATACATCTCTATAATATTTTGCGGAACCAGGTTTGTAAAGATTACATTTCGTCATTTTCTTAGTCATACTTCTCCTTTTGTAACTCTTCATATATAGACCAAAATATGGAAGTTCGTTTATAAAGATCATTATCATATTTTTGGTAAAATTTAATTCTATTATACATATAATTAGTTAAAGTTTGTGTCTTATTACATCCCATACAAAGACATAAAATAACAATTAAGATTAAATATGATATTTTATTCATTTTTCATCTCTCATATAAACATTTAAAATTTTTCGATAAACAAGCATATTGGGTAAGTAATGATCAAAATAATATTGATCTGTTTTATTATAAATTAAAGATAAAGCTCCTGCTACTCCTGCACTTCTTGAAATACCTGCTTCACAATGAACAACAATTAAATCAACTTCCCATTCATATGTTTGAACAAATTCTAAAATATCTTTCGCTTGTTTTTCAGTAAACAGTTTAACTTCAAATTGATCAGTACAAGCATAACAATGACCATTATTAATATTAATATATTCTTGTCTAATACCTGTTCCATTACAATCCTTACAGTCTTTTCTATTAACTAAAGATTTAGCAATATCATGAAATTGAAGAGAAAGAATATCTAAATAAGTCTTACTTGGTTTTACTTTTTCAGAATTAGGATCTGTAATAGATATTACTATATAAGGTTCGTCACTTATAAATTTTTCGAAGGATTCTCTGCTTAATACCTTGATTTTCATGATTTCTTTACCAATCTATTTGAATACAAAAATTTAAGATAGTTAATGATATTCCACAAAAAACCGTATCCAAACTCCATTCAATTTGAAAAAGAATGAAAGTTCCTGATGTGATACCATCAATAATGTTTGTCCAACCTTGGTAAAATGAAATACGCATTATTTATTTTTCCTTTTCATATTCCTTAACTAATTTAATTAAAATATCTCCATGACAGAGTTTCGGAGCACACCAACATCCAAGTACCTTTCCTTTTAATTCATGTAAATCTTTTAAAAGATTTGGATTATTTCTAATCCATTGTTCATATTTTTTGATAACATCTACTCTTGTACCATCTTTGCCAATAGAAAAAGGATTTCCCCATTTATTTGGGCGACCAATATAAATATCATATGACTCTTTTTTACAATGAACTATTTTCATAATTTATATTCTTTGTGTCAAAGCACGATTATTAGCAACCTTGAAAGCTTTACTATTTTTCGGATTTTTACGTACTTTAGATACAGCAGAGGATACTCTTTTATTTATTCTTCTTGCTTTGAATTGAATAAATGCTCTCCCAATTGAATCTTTAATTAATCTAAAATCTAAAGCATGAACTAATCCACAATCACAGCACTTCATATAATAATTTTTTCGCCTTGGTTGTATCCATTCACCATCTTTTACGTTATGATATCTCATTTATTATTCCTTTGCAAAAGAAAAGGGAGACTAATGTCTCCCTAAATCTTTATTCTTTAACTGTTTTCATCTTTTTTATCATCAGGCGGTGGTGTATTTTCAGGGGCCTTGTCTTCTTTTGGTGCAAGTTTATCTAGTAATGCCTTTAACGCTTGAAAAGCTCCTACTTTTTTGAGAAGTTCTTCATCTACGTTTCGAAGTTGTGCGCCTAATTGTTGTTTCTGTTGAACAAGACCTTTATATTGAATATTTAAATCCTGTATTTCTTTTTCAATTGTTTGTCTTTCACTGGAAGTCTCTTTTCCAAGATCCTTATTTTTCTCATCTTTGTCCACGTAATCACCTTCCTTTCTATTTAATATTATCTATCCAATTTTCATCATTCCAAATTTTATTGAATTCCTCTTTCATCACAAACGCTAGCCAGAGTTGTTCCATTGACCATCCAAATTTCCAAAAGTCAATATTTTTATTTAACCATAATGAAAAATATGTTGCTAATCCTGCCTTATCTCTATGTTTTGGTAACTCAATCATCTTCTGCAATCGGTCTTGTCGAGGAAGCCAAATATAAGATAAGTATTCTGGAGTTCTTTCATTATAAAAAGCATGAAAAGTACATGTATCTGCATCTCTTACTAATTTAGCATAAGGCTCATAAACATTTGTTAAATCCCTTTTATTTATCGAATCCATATCATAATCATGAATATGATAAATAGTCGAATGATCTCCACAAGCATTACAAGCACAAAAATATCTATCGCCAATAGCAGGTTTATGAAGTCTTTGTATTTCAATAGCTTTTCTACATTGTAAAATATATTCTTTTAAGTTATTCATTATTAAACCTTTGTTGTTTTATATTTGGCTCTAATGTTTTTAAATTTCCAAATAAATCCACCACAAGAATTAACTTTATTAAGACAACATGAACTAATATTTCCTTGAAATAATTTTAATTTTTTAGATGCTTCTGTAGCACTTTTCCATTCTTTTATAAAAACACCATTTAAATCAAATTGTAATACAGATTTAATATTACTTTCTTTATTTGATTTAATTATATTTTTCTTTAACTCTATAAATCTACAATTTGAAAATTCATAATGTTGATTACTATTTTTTCTATCAATACTAGGTTGTTTCATGAGATAAGCCTTATCTCTATACCAAAGAAATTTAATATTTTCTAAACTAAGATGATTTTTAATTCCTTTTCCACCGTAATATTTATATGAAATGTGATTTGGATTTACACAACGATTATGAATATTATGCCATATTATTTTCCAAGGACATTTTTCTTTATATTCTTTTTGGTATTTTGTTATTTTTTCTTTGTTTTGATTATAATATTCCACTTGATGTTTATTGTGACAAATGATACAATCATTTCTATATTTTCCAGAATCCTTCCGAAAATTGAAAAATTCTTCCGTTTCTGGTTTTTCTTGTTCACAAAGAATACAGATTTTATTTAGAGATTTTTTCATATGAATATTTACCTTTTATGTGACTAAAAAAATATTTACCAAGACTTTTACTTTCTATAAAATCCATCCAAACTTTCCTAGGAACATCTTTATATTCATAAGTTCCACCAGATTTGAACTCTACTCTCAATTTCATTTTTAATTCATTGTATCCAACTGCTTTTATGTTGGAAGATTTAACTGGAATTAGTTTCATTTTAATATCTCCTTTAAAATTTTAGCAAATATAGTTAAATTTTTAAATACATCATGAATAGTAGCCAAAGGATGATCATTAATTATTAATTCTGCTCCATCAAAAACATTATTTTTATTACGATGGATTTGACACCAAATAACATATGGAGATTCTTTAAAAGTTATTCTAATCTCTTCAATATTATCTACTTCGACATAATCTTCTAAACGTCCCTCCTCGAATCTTTCTAACCAATCTATAATTTCTTTAAGAGATATCGCTTTTCTGTAACTTCGAAATTGTTTTTGCCATCTATATCTATATTCAATTATCATAATATTACCTCTTATATTTTTTTGGAATAAAAGTTAATTCTTCTCTAATTTCTTCTCTTAATTTATTTTGATCATAAGTTTGTTTATTTAATTTATTAAAAAATGTAGAATAATTTATCTTTTCAAATGTAGGGATTTTTGAGTTAGGTGAAACATTCCAAATTTTCACATTATTTTCATTTTTATAAACTCCATATTCATGTTCTGCTCTTGAGATTCTTTTATTGTTTTCTAACTGAGTAGCTTGATACCAATTAACTTTTCCTATACCTCTATGCTTTAATGTTAAAGGCTTACCAGTATAACGACTTATTATATTTCCGTATTGATAAAAATGAGTTAAAGCTCTACCTTGAGAATCGTGAACTAAACTATCCTTATCTTCACCTTTTTGACTTGAATTATCAAATCCTAATAAAAATATTTCCCCTTCATCTAAAATATAAATAGCTAAACTCAATGCAAATAATCCTGTCAAAGTAGCAGAATAAACGCCATGATGACAATCTCTGACATATTTAGAAGCCGTAATTAATTCAATATTGTTAGGTTTTGTAGGAACATTAGTATGTAATCTTCCAACTGTTAATGGAAGTTTTTCTAAGTATTTTATTTCGTTTAAATAATAAGTATCATCTACATACATCCAACAAGTGCTATCCACAAAATGATGCGAATAATTTAATCCAATTATAAATTTATCTTTAAGTTTAGAAAATAAATCTTTATCGATTCCTTCTAATACGGAGCAACCACCGCCCAAGATTATTGCTTGTTTAGCTAACATTATAATATCCTATCAGGATTGATTCTTTTTAATAATTCATGATATATTAAAAAGGTATTTTTAGCATCATCTTTTGCATTATGTTTTTTACCATCAAATCGCATGCCTAAACGGATTAATGATTTTGCTAATCCCGACCGATGGCTTTCTCCTTTAGAAAACATATAAGATATAAAAAGAGTTTTTACATCTATCCAACGGCGACCAAATAAAAAAATTTCATCATCTAAGTCTAATGCCTTCCGCAAATCTTGACTATCTCCTCCACCCCAAGTTAAAGGATTACGAAAACATTTATAATGAGCATGAAGAGCCTTTAAATCTTCATAAATTTCAGGAAAAGAAATTCCATGATCTATATCTCTTTGTTTAATTCCAGTTAATTTTTTAATATATTCTGATAATAGAAGAGTTACTTTAACATGTTCGCAATATTCTTCTAAAATCTTCCCCGATTTTAAATTGCCTATAACAACCCCTATTTGAATAATAGTTTGGCAAGGTTGTTCATATTCCATGTCTAAAGAAACAATATTAATATCTTTCATTTTTATTCTGGAAAGAATTTATTTTCCCATCCTCTTATAAAATTAATACCATACTCTAAAATACCATAACAATCATTCATTATTTCATTATATATTTCTTCTGCTTCTTTTAAAGCTTCTATTTCAGTTTCGAATATTTTACATTCTCCAAAATAATCTTTTAATACTTTAGGATTTATTTCATTGCGTTTTTCATGTTTAGGTAAATGACCTCCACAATGTTGACATTGATGTTGTCCATTACTAATACATTTAGGTATTGGATTATTACAACAAGTAAAAATTTCCCACCAATAGAGATTATCAATAGCTTGTGCATGAGTCACTCTAAAACCATCTAAAGACTGTAAAATGTAGATCCCGTTGTCTGAACTGATCTCTACTGCCCTCCTTTATACTTTTTTAACACTTCCAGGTCTTACTCTGCCTTTCTTATCATCAAGAGCATCATAAACCTTTTGTTTCCTTAATAGTCTATTTACTTTATTTCTATGTTTCATTTGAGTCCCTCTTTGAGTTGAGCTATACGCTCTATTACAGAACTAGCACAGTTGAAACAATCGTTATGCAATTCTAACTCCTCTATCCTCGCCTTGATTGTCTCTTTCTTATGATGAAGAGATTGCTCGTTAATACATTCCTTTTGTGTGTTAATTAATTCTAAATCTTCTTCGGCATTTCTTTCATACATTTTCTCTTGTTTTTCCAATGCAGAACGTAGAAAGAATTTAACTTCCTCACCACAACTCACCCAACCATCTTCGCACTTCTTATCTAAGCCATGTGGAAACTTCTCATCGAATTCTTTCATCTTCTGGTCTATATATTCATTCATTATACCCCTTTGCATATAGCGCATCTACTATTAAATATTCAACCCCATACATAATATCCCCAACTTCTTCTCTTGCATTTTCATTTGTAAAAGAAACCTGTTTGTGAAGATGTTGTTGTATGCAATCACATACAATATCTGCTATTTTTTCTTTATCCATTATTTTTTACTCCTTCCACATCCATAACATAAAATAGAAACTAAATATAAATAGCCATCCACTTATAAATGTTCCAAGAATAATTTTAAGAAATTCCATTATTGTTTATTTCCTTTTTTATTATTAGAAAGAGCTTTAACATATGACCATTCATTATATGTTTTTTGAGGAAATCCATTTTCTTTTAATTCTTTAGCTATTGCTAAATCTACTGTATATTCTTTCATGATTGTCCTTTTGGTTTTTCATCGTTCAAAATTGTTTTTTTATATAAATGACCAGAAGCTGTGTGATAGATACAAATTCCCTCCGCATTCATAAAACCTGGAACAGCTTTACTTCCTTCCATTTTTAAACGCATTAAAATAGTATCAATTGTAATAGTATTAAACATCCCTTCATATAAAATAGGAACAACTTTACAGCATTTTGGAGCGGGGGAAGTATATTTTTCTTCTTTTGTTTTAGAGTTAATACTAATTAATCTTTTCTCTTTATTATGTTGATGCCATTTTTTAACATTAAATAATGCAAGTCTTTTTTCGTCTAATCCATAATTTCTATTTATTCCTTTACCGTAAAATTCTCCAAAATGCCTCCCTTTTCCTAGTTTGAGAAGTTCTTCTGCGTTTTCTTTAACCCATCGAGCAAAACCATGATTATCACAATTTTTTCCGCTATCTACCGAAAGCCATCTTGTACGAGAACCAGCAAACATATATAAAATATCATTTTCATCCGTCATTGCGAGTGTTTTATAAAGACAATATTTATCAATAAATTCTTTCATAGCTTCATCTGTGCCTACTCCTTGATTCCATTCAGTAAAAAATGAATTATGTAAATCTTGTCTACGCATAATAACAATTTGTCCATTAGTTCCATCAATTTTTTCGCTGATTACTATATCTCTACTTAATCGAGGTATTTTATTAAATTTTTGGAATTCCATTTTTACTCCTTATAAAATAAAAAATACTTGTTAAAATGATTCCTATAAATAATAATGCAATAACAGCAATAGCTGTAATTTCTCCTAAAAATTCTGAAGTTATGACATTCATAAAACCTTTAATAAAATTAGTCGTTTTTGTTCCTTGTATAATAATACCTGAAAATATCATCCAAAAACCTAAATTAAAAAAATTTTGTAAAGTTAAATATTCAACACATCCTTCTTTATATTTTATACTTTTAACATAAGTGAAATACATAATAATTCCACCTAATACAATTATTATATTAAATAACATTAATTATTTCCTTCTTCACAAACAAATTTAAAATCTAATAAATTATATAAAATTGAACTAAGCATAAAACCATTAAAAATATGTATCCAATGTATATCAAAAAATTTAGCAGAGAAATTAGCAATGAAAGTGTATAAAATAATTCCTATTAAATGTATTTTTTGTGCTTGAGTCATTCCAATATTCTCTTTTTAATATCTTTCCTAATATTCCAAAAACCTGCAAGAGAAATGAGTATTAAAATAGATGCAATTATTTGATAGATATTCATGATCTTTCTTCCCTATATAAGTATAACATACGCTTTAGAAGGCTGTCAAGAGCTCAACCTGATAATAATATGAGTAGGAAAAGCATAGTCATTTAAGAACACTTTTATACAATTATCATCTTCATCATGCAAAAGTCTCCAAACATTACTACCTCCAGATTCTTCATAACCCTCTGCAATTAAACCATTTACAGTAGCTCGTAATAATTTTTTATAAAATTCTAAATTCTCAAGAACGTCCATTAAGATCTCCTATTTTTAAATTCCCTACTTTTCTGCCAATGTATAATTACAGGCTCTTTAATGTAATTAGGAACTTCTTTTTTCATATTTATCACAACACAATAGCTGGCTGGTAATTTATAAATATTCAAATCAACTTGTTTTTCGATTATTCGTTCCAAAATTTTTTGTTCCCAAACATTAGGAGCTTCTTTACAATCTCTAATACATTGTTCGAAAATTTTAATCATTTTTTCATTATATTTTATAAACATTGTGCCAGATAATAGATGGAAATTATCCCCCCCTGTTTGATTCCTCCAATTTAAATACCAATCTAGCCAATGAGCTCCAAAATCTGTTTCTTTTGGCAAATCAAAAAGTAATTGGGGATAAGATTCTATTATTGCATCTGCATCTAAGAATACGACATCTTCTTTAAATTTATTCATTGTATTCAATATAAAAGTAGGTTTATATGATGTATTTGCATTCCAGTTTTGAAGATCAATAACTTTTTCAATATGATAATCTAACTTCCACTTTTTTAAAGAAGGTAATAAATAAGTATTCATTACATTTTCATAATTTCCTGGAGTGTAATATGAAATAAATTTCACTTTTTAACCTCAACTAATTTATATATTTTTCCATTTTTAAGTATTATTTTAGCATCTTTGGCTTCTTCTAAAGTTAAAGAACCGCCTATTAATTCTCTCCCATCAGATAATCTAATATATCCTTCAGCTAATACACCAATTACATATTGATTTTTCATAATCCTACCTCCTTTAATTTTTTAAATAATTCTTGAATCCTAATACTAATATCGTGGTCTTGATAACATATTTTTTGAGTTTGTTTTCCAATATATCCTAAATATTCATATTGTAATAAAAAAATTAATTTTTTAATCATAGAAAACGAATCATCGTAAAAAAATATTTCTTCATTTTCTTTAAATAACATACGAGTATCTTCTCTATTATATGTTAATACAGGAGTGCCACAGGCACTACTTTCAAAAATCCGATGAGCCAAAGCAGAAGTATCATTTGTAATATCTAAAACAATATGGGTTTTATTAATTTCTTCTATTAATTGTTCTCCTTCTATAAATCCGTGAGTATCTTCGTTTTTGTCCCACTCATGACCAAAAACTTTTACATTAAATCCTAATTCTCGTAGTTTATTAACTACTTCATTTCGATTAGGAATAAAGCTATGTTTGCCAACTCCAATTACTAATATATCTGTTTCTTTTTTTAAATGGAGATTTTTATGATAGCGTTTATCACAAGAAGTTGGATTATAAATAACTAATTTTTTATTTTTTAAATCATTGTATAATCTCCAATCATTAGTAACATAAATATCACAATTTTCCATATGTTCTTCAGAATAAAGATTAGGATCAGATAATCCAAATGCTATTACAGGTATTTTGATTTTTTCGAATTCTTCTTCTGTAATTTTAGTTCCTGCACCTACAAGCCAAACTTGATCATATTTATTGTAATCTATTTTAGGATTTTGATTTTTATTAAATAAATCTACTTTATGTCCAAGAATTTGCAAATATTCATAAGTTGCTCTTGTTGTAGGAAAGCTATTCCAATTATAGAAAAATGGTATTACCATACAAATTTTCATCTTTTATCCTTTATTATAATTAGTTTGTTTGATTACTCGTTCCATTTCTCCAACCACCCATTTTTGTTCTTCCATTGTAAGAAATTTGTTATGAATAAGAGGAGTATACTCTCTTTTTTTAGCTTCTTCGCCTATTTTTTGGTAAAAATCTTTATTATATTGTCGAAAATTTTTACTAAGTATTTCACAATTAAAAGAATCAGGATCATTAAAGATCGGAGTTCCAGGAAGAGGAATAAAAGTACTAAGCGTAGCATAATCTATTGGGAAAACTTTTAATAAAGTTTCATTAATAAGAGGCGAATCTAGTCGTTCGCCAGGCACACCTGCCATAAAAAGACCTCTAACCTTTAATCCTGCTCTTTGAGCATTAATACAACCCTTAAACATTTTTTCAACTGTTGTATTCTTATGTAAGAAATCCAATACTCTCTGATCTAAATTTTCAATACCAGGAGACATTTCTCTTGCTCCTGAATCATACATTGCGTTAGCAATTTCTTCTGTTACAGATTCGGCTCTAATACTACATCTCCAAAGTATTTTCAACGGTTTAACTTTCTTACAAAATTCTAAACATCTCTTAGAATTAGAAGTTAAATTATCATCGGCTAATCTAAATTGATTGATGTTATACTTCTTTTTAAGTAATTCCATTTCTTCTATAATACTATCAATGGAGCGATAGCGAACTTTCCGTGTCCACATAGCTTGAGAAGCACAGAAACTACAATTAAAAGGACATCCTCTGCTAGTTAAAAAATTGATACTATCTCCTTCTTTTTTATCAAAGAAAATTCCTTTACCTAATTTAGTTTCAACTAAATCATAGTTTATAAAAGGAAGAGAATCCAAATCTTTTACGTATTCTTTCATAAAATAAACAGGTTTTAATTGATTTTTTTCAACATCGTTTATCATTTCAAGAATTAAATTTTCCCCTTCTCCTACGCAAATAGCGTCAAATAGTTTGGTTTCGTTAACTTCTTTAAACATAGATGAAACATGAACTCCACCTATAAAAATCTTTGTCTTAGGAAAATGTTTCCTAATTAATTTAGCACAATCCTCGTTCATAGGATATTCCAAGGTAGTACCTCCCAAGCAAATAATGTCATAATCGGGATAATTTAACAATTCTTTTTTAAGCATGGGTCGAATAAATTTAACTTCATGTCCTGCGTTTTGGGCAATAGTGGCTACCATTAGTAGTCCCACAGGAATCTGTACGTGTTGGCGCACGAGATATGGTGCTGGAGACTCTAGAAAAAGAATTCTCATGAAATATCTCCTTTTAACCAATTTAACCAATTTGCTTTATAATTTTTCTGAAAATGAACAATACCAAATTGAAAACCCATAGGTGGAAATTCTTTTGGAGTATTAATTAATAAAATTTCTTTAATATCAAAACCATGATTTTGCATATCTCGAACTCTTGCTTTTGTCCAAATATGATTAATTGTGATTAAAAAAACAATATTTTGTGAAATTTCAAAAGAATGAATTAAAAATTTTCGCATTTTGGAATAAGGTGGATTTGTAATAATCCAATCAACTTTTTTATTATAATTAAAAAAATCTTTTCCTTCTTCTATTTCACACCAATCTGCTTTCATATATTTTAAAAAATTACCAGTTCCTTTACATGGTTCAAGAATTTTACCAGAAGGTTTAAAATGTTCAACAATAGCTTTACACAAATAATCTGGAGTCATTATAACATCATTACTTGAATAATTTCTATTTGGTTGATTTTTCATTTTTCCACCTTTTCTTTACATGGATCAACTTCTGCTAATAATTTACCATCTAATGCCCAATATTGAGTTATTCTTCTAGCAACTCCACCATTATTTTGTTCTTGTTGACTTGCTCCACGAACTTCGATATCTGTTACTATAACCTGTATTAATTTCGCACTCATGATTTCTCCTTTGGTTTGAAAGGACAAGCATCCCATAGAGGATTCAAATTTATTTCTGATTTATTATATTGTTTGAATTTTTGATCAATTAATAAAAAATTAGTTTCCTTATTTATTATTAAAGGAATATCGTCTTTACGATTTACAGAAGTAAAATAATCTCGAAATTTAAATCCTTTACCTAGAACTTTTTCAGATAATCGAACCCAAATATTAGGAATTCCGTATGCATCTGCTATTATTAACCCATGCAAAGCAGAACTCATAACTTGTTCACTTGCACAAATTTCATCTATAAATTGATAGAGATCTCCTGTAATATCAATAAAATGAATATTTTTAAATCGTTTTTTAAGAATAGGAATTAATTCTCTATCTATATGGTGTGGAATAATAGATAAGGCATATTTTTTATCCATCCTTGGCTTATAAAATCTTGACATTAATAATGCTGGATCACCATAAATTTTTGGACAGTCATAACCTCTTTTAATTAATTCTTCTCTAGTTAATTTACCCCTTACTGCACAAATTTTTTTAGGTTTTTCTTGAAACATTGTATTATCTGTTTCAGACATTTTACCAGTGCCCCAAATTATAGTATTTTTATCAGCCCATCCAATCACACTTCCAATTGCCATATAAATTGTTTCGTTTTCTGGATTCAGAAAACTATTATTAACAATAGTTGGAGCATGTCCAGTAATTAGACGAATTAATTCGCTATTTAAAGTATCACCAAAATTTCTTAATTTACAAGCTCTAAGTAACATTTTTTAAAATCCTCTATTATTTTTGTGCGTATTTTCTTAAATCCACAAATTTAATTTTTCTTTGTTTACTTTTGGGTTTAAAAATAATAATAGCAGAAGCAAATGGAGCAGTTGTTTTTTTACCTCCAAACTTTACTTTGCCTCTCATAAACCAGATTTCATCTGCATTATTGCAAATAATATCATGCCAATAGGTTCTATCTGTAGCGGAAACAATTAAAAATACTACAGTAGCATTATTATTTTCTGATTCTGCATATCCTTTTTCTAACCATTCTCTAGTATGTCCACCATAGGGAGGATTAACGAAAACAATCTCATCTTTCCAAGATTTAATTAATCCATTATCTTTTATAGTATAATGTTTTTTACATTTTGTATTTTCATGAGTACAACAAGGATCAAGGGTAAAATTAAATATAGAATCTAAATAATTAAATAAATTTAAAGGAGTAGCCCATTCGTTACTTTTAGATGAAACCATCGCCTTTTGTAATGACATAATTATACTCCTTTATTTAGCATTAGCTTTTATTCTCCAAAAATAATAACCTTTTCCTTTTTCCTTTTTAATACTTATAATATGATATTGTTTAAATAATTCTTTAATTTCTTTAGGGGAATATTCTATCAAAGGTTCGGGTTTTTTACAATACCTTTTTTGAGTTCCTATCCTAAATAAAATATCAATTTCCCCCTCAGGGGTTAAAACTCTTCTAAAAAAATCTAAATATTGTTTACAAAGTTTAGGAGAAATATGTTGAAAAACATGCCTAGCATAAACAAAATCTATAGGTAATAATATTTTCTTTTCATAATGTTCTGCAAGAACTAATTTAACCTTATATATATCTCCGTGCATTTTGATAAAATCAAAAGCTTCATTTAATATCTTAGATGACACTTCAATCCCATAAACTTTTTTAGCGTATTTAGAAAAATAATATGTTTCCCTGCCATACCCACAGCCAATATCAACAATAACTTTATCCTTAATCTTTTCAATAATTTCTGAATCTTCAAGTGCTAATTGAAAATTTTTATATTGTTTATGATTGGCAAAATAATCATTTTGCTGAAGTTTTTTCCAAACACGTAAGTTGTGGTCGATCATTTATTTCCTTTTTCTTAAATCGTATTTGCTCTCAATTAAAGATAACAAATCTCCTCTAGCATCTTCCATCTCTCCGTTTAACATATCAGCAAAATAGTCAAGATAATATTCTGACCAACATGATAAAATATCTTCTTTGGTTATTTTATAATCACTATTTCTATCCATTATACTCTCTTTTATATTTTTCTATGACTTCTTTATATGATAAATGTTCAATATCTTTTAAATTGTATTTTCCGCCCCATTCTTTATCTATTTTTCTCTTCCAAGAACCAATTCTATTACTATGGAAATCAATACTATATAAAACTTTATTAACATCAGTTGTAGGATAAACTTTCTCCATTACTTCTCGCCATTTTGCGTCTTCTGCACCAAAATTCATATTTTCTGGAAAACGAATAGTTTTATTTACTGGAAAGAGCAAGGTAGCAAAACCCCTAGTTGTACCAGGTTTCTTAGTTTTTAAATTTTCCCATGTACAATAAACCATTTTATCTTCTGTCATTTCTTTTAATTGTAGTTCAATTCTTTCAGGATGAGAAACGTCGTCAGAATCCATCCACATAGCGTATTTTGTATTGCATAAATCTAATAAACGATTCCTAGCATGACCTACACCCCAATTTTCATCCCAATAATAATATTTAATTCTATTATCTTGTTGACTTAACTTTTCAACAATTTGTTTAGTATTATCTGTTGATCCGTCATCATAAATAATCAATTCAAAATTTGTATATGTTTGATTGAGAATACTTTGAATAGATCGCTCTATAAAATCTTCTCTATTATAAACTGGCATTAATACACTTATTTTTTCATTCATAATAAACTCCTTTAAATTTATTCCCTTTTAAATAATTACGAACTTGTGTAGCTTTAATTAAAATCTCTTCATATTGACATCTAATACAAGAATTACACTCATCTATACAATCACCATGATGCTCATTTTGCGATTCTTTAATAAATTGAGCCCATGTTCTTAATGTTTCACATCTATCAGGTTTTTTATCCATATAAATACAATAAACTAAATAAGTAATATCTCTTAATAATAATTTTTTCATATTAATTTATCCTCTCTTGGTATCCCTTCATAAACAATCTCGAATTTTTCAGGATGTGCAATAACATATTTATATAAAGACCAAGTTGTGAGTTCACTATGAGTTTTTGCACCAAAGGTTTCGCTAAGTGATTTTTTTGCCCAGTATGCAATACGATTAATACATATATCTTGATTAGGTAATTGCATGTATCTAGCAAATAATTTTATCCCTGTCAACCAAGTTAAGAGATTTCCAAAACAATTAAGAATATCGTATCCTTCATCTAAATCTTCCATTGTTATTTTACATAAATAACTTCTTTCAATGCTACTCATTCCTTTTATTCTAAAAATAAAAAGATTATTATTGGTATTCAAAAGTTTTGTTGAAGAATTAATTTGCACTTTACTTTGTTGTTCAATAATAGAATCTTTATTTAAAAACATTAAAGCATGATAGTGCAGAGGTTTTTCCAATTTTCCAACTATCATTCTAAAAAAATCATGCCAAATTGTCGGGCTTCGCATTAAATATTTAACAAATTTAGGACAAATTTTTTTACTATCTACTAATGCGAAATCGCCTGGTAAAATATTAATTTTCATTTTTATACCTCCAAATAAAATTACCTGCGTTTGGTTTATTACTTTTACAACATTGACATATATTAGAATGATTAATTTTAAGGGTTTTACTTGCAAATATAAGACTTTCCCATTCATTAATAAATTTCCCATTTAAATCATATTGTAAAATTGGTATACTGGAAACTCTTTTATTTCTTTCTGCACTATTTAATCTTTTTTCAATATATCTGCAATTTTTAAAAGTATAATTATTATCATTTTTTATTCTATCAATAGTGGGTTGTTTCATTTCGTAAGCTTTATCAAAATACCATAACTCCCTTAATTGATTTTCTGTTATTAGACATTTAATCCCTCTACCTCCATAATCTTTATAGGACTTATTATTGGGATTGGTACATCGTTGTTTAATAACAACTAATGTTTTTCGCCAAGGAAATCTCTTGTAATAATTTAAAATATCTTTATTTATTTTATCTTGATTTTTCATAATTAAATCAGCATTAATAAATAACCAGTAAATATAAATCCATAGTTTATTAAATCACTAACTAATAAATTATTTCCAAATACTTTAATTTCTCCCCATCCTCGATAACTAAATATTGTTTGTCCTATAATTATGAACAAGCATCCTATAATATAGAACAGCCAATTTGCTTTTAAAATAGGACATACTAAACCTATTAAACACATTCCTAATCCAATTGTACCACGCACAAAAATATCAGTTAAACGATGGTTCTGATTTAAAATCTTATACCAAAATCTTCCAAGAGTAGAACCTGCATCTGTCGCATCAGGAATACCATATCCCATGCTGACCCATATCCCAAATGTACCTAAAAGAATACCTAACCATGATTGTAAAGAGATAACTCCTATTGTTGCTAAAATAATGGGTAATATTACTCTTCTCCATTCTTTAACTCCTTGACCTCCTAAAGCTCCTAAATAGGCTCCGATAAGGGGCAATAGATATTTTAATTGTTTAAAAAATTTGAACATTCGTTTATCTCCTCTAATTCATTTTCTGTTATTGAAATACAAACCTCGTTGTCTGGACTTAAATAAGGATTATAACCTTGTCTACAAAGCGAAACAATTAATTGATCTGCATAATCTTCATTTAGAATTTCTATTTTAAATTCATATTTTTTCATTTATGAGTCTCCCAATCAAATTTTAAAATATCTTTCTTTTTTGGTGGTTTATCAAATCTAATAGTATTATCCCCTGTATATTCCCAGGGATTTAAAAAATCAGGAACTCTAATAGTAAATGTCCATTTAAAAATTTTTATAATTCTATACATTTCTACTTTCATTTTAAAATTTCCTCTATATCTTTGTATTCAATAAATTTATTTAATCGACTTGTTTTTGAACAACTAATAATTTTAATATCTGGGCGTTCTTTATTAAGTTTTTTTAAGACTTCTGCAAAATGAGGGTAATAATTACTCAAATTTTTATTGAATTTTTCAACACTACGTCCATATCCTCCATGATAATGAGTTTCTTCTGTTGAACACATATCCATCCCAAGCAGGTAGATCTTTTTGAATTTTTTAATAATGGTATACTGGAATGCACAGAAGCCACTATTATAACCACTGTGGAAGTTATCGAAATTATATCCTACGTCTTTTGCTGAACGGCAAATAATAATCTGGTTAAAATCTGTCAGATTGTACGTTAAATTATAACGAGTATCAGTAATTTTTCCATTTTTAAGTTGCATAAAGGAAGCAATGAGATTCACGACAAATATCTTCTTGGACGGCGTTAGCTTCCAGCGATTGTAAAGGTTATACTTTTTCAAATAATTCAAAAAAGTGATATCCGTCGTAATAAAAAAGTTTGCGTTCGGGACATCCAAAAATGATTTATTACTAACTATAGTAATTTTGTCTTTCAATTTGTTAAAATCGAATTCTTTTAAACTCGACCCCCCTGCCACAATAAATATAGAATTGTTATTCATATTTGTCCGATTTTCTTAAATTATCTTCAGCCCACATCGGTTGAAGATTAGTATAATTAAAACATTTTAATTGCTCTTCTGGCTTGCTTAAATCAAACAAGACACATGGTTTAATATGGTCTATAACCCACTCTTTTTTACCATTCCAACCTCCACCATAATTATCCCAATTCATACCTTCTACAAATTGTTCTTCTAAATGTTGTTTTAATTGTTCTATAGAACAACCTAATAGCTCGATTGTTCTTTTACTTTTTGAGTTTATTTTCAACGCCTGTCCGATGCGCCTTCTTAAATTGTTTGTAATTCTAAAATTAATATCTGTTTTTCTTCTATTTCTTTGATACTTACTTGTTTGTTTATTAATTTTTTCTTTGTTTTTATCTTGGTATTCTTTATTGTATTTCGCAAACCTTTCTCTATTTTTTCCTTGATAGTCTTTTTGATATTTTGCAACTTTTGCTTTATTTTTATCTCTATACTCTTTTGCGTATTTTAATGATTTCTTTTTGTTTTCTGGCTTGGCAAGGTATTTTTTATTTCGTTTAGCGATTTTATCCTTATTATTGTCGTTGTATTTTTTTACACATTCTTTACATTCAGGTCGTAATCCGTCTTTCATGCTTTTATTCTTACTAAATGCACTCAGAGGTTTTACGGGTTGTTTACAGTTTTTGTTATTACAAATTTTAGTTTCTTTATCCATTACAAATCCAGTAAGCCTTTTATTTTTAAAATATCAATAGTATATTCTTTTCCATCGATTATTTTACCACCTAAACTTTTTCTATTAATATCATTGGGATCGATTTTTCCTTCTTCAACATAAGCCATTTCAATCATTACTGTATCTGTGTCAGCAACAAAACGATGTTTGGTTGGACATCTGACTACCCAACTTTCATTTTCCATTAATGATGCGCTTCCAAATTCTGTTTCAATTCTGACGTTTCCTGAAATAACAATAAATTTATTAATTTTATTTTTATGTGTATGGGTTGAACAAAATGTGTTAGCTTTTAAATATAGCAAATCAACTTCATTTTTATCATCTAAATGTATTCTTCTTCGTGTTCCCCAAATCTTATTTATATTTTCGCTCATTATTCTCCTTTTTGGAATGATATTTTGGATTACACCAAATACAACCATTTTTTGTAAAAAATTTATCACTAGGTAATATTCTAAAACAAGTCTTACATTCTAATTCATTTTCAAACCAAGGGCGTGTAAAAATATCATTTTTCATAATACAAAGTATTAACTCCCTTTATTTTTTCTAATTTTAAAGTTTGTATTTGTCCATTTCTTATCCATTGCGAAATTGAGCATATTGCATTCTTATCTGTTCTATAATGATGATTGATTTTAATAATGGCATCTTTTAATTTAATACCAGGTTCTTGTTTCACTAATTCTTCTAATTGTCTCAAAGTGTTTTTATAAGGTGTATATCTTTCTCCATAAGAATTTCCAGCTTTTGCAAAATTTTTTTGATGTTCATTTAATCTATCCTTTAAAATTTCTAATGGATCATTACATTCTTTAGGTGAAGTACGCTCCTTAATTATAAATTCTTCTTTATAATTATGTTTTCTAACAGTAAGAACCCCTATCCCTAATAAACTTGCAATTCGTTCTCTAAAAAGATTGGTATATTTACAAGGAATGCCAATAGACACATAATGTGCATAATCTATCCAACCATCAGCTTGAGCTAAAACTTTAAATCCAAAATTTAATTTTGTTTCTATTACCCAAATTTTATCATTTTTAACAGCAACTATATCTGCTATACTATCATAAGACCTTATTTGTACTTCTTGATAAACTTCCCATCCTTTGGATTTTAACCAAGTTACAATCTGTTCTGCTAATTGCTCTTCATTACTAAATTTAAAAGATATCAAAATTTTCCTCCACATTTAATTCCTATATATTGTCCATTGATATCAAATTCAGGATAACATTTTATTATATCACATCCACTTAATAATAATCCTGTAATTATTCCAATAATAATTAAAAATCCTATAGTTTTCCACATATCAGTTTCATTCATATACATATTATTTTTCCTCTTTATTTAAATCAATAATCTTTTACATTTAGAAAATTCTTTACATGTTGATTTTCTTAAACAAGTATCGTATTTATTCATACTTTCTTTTTTATCTGAATACTTTTTTTCCATTTTTTAAAATCTTTTTGATTAAAATTTGCCATCAAACATTCTTTACCTTCTAACTCTCTTGCCCAACTCAAAATTGTTTCTAGAACACTTATTGCATATCTCCTTTCAATTTCATCAAGTAAACGCATTCTCTCAGTATCTTCCATATTAGGACATGTTCTGTGCATTTCTAATTCTTCTTCAATTATTTTAACAAACCTTTTATAAATTTTTCTATAATTTAACATTATTCTATATCCTTTTTTTTGACCTTTTTAAGCTGTATAGCTTTATCTGCACAATTTTTATAAATACTATTGTGAGTAACCATAATAATTTGTCTATTGAATTTTTGACTAATTTCTTTTAAAAACTGTCCTGCTTTTTGGTCATAAATTTCATCCTCTTCTTCTTCACCAGAAAGTCCAGTAAAAGGTTCGTCAAGTAAAAGAAATCCTTCGTTTTTTGGTAAAAAAGTTTCAAGTAAAACTAATCGCAAAGCGAAAGAAACAATACTAATAACTCCACCTGAATCAGTATCAATAATATCTGCTTTCTCTTGTAGTTCTGGAGTCTTAATATTAAAATCTAAAGTCCCTAATGAACCTCTTCTATCAAATTCTAAAGCAAACTCAAATCCATCTTCTTCAAATACATATTGCATAGCATAAGTAACTAACTTTTCAAACTGTTGTTTAGTCTTTTCACGTGTAACTCGTTGAACTAAATTTAAAAGTTCAACAGCCTTACTTTCTCGCTCTTTTTGTTCCTTTAATTCAATAATAGTAAGTTCAGCATTTTCAATAGTATTAGAAATAGCAATATGCTGACCGTTTAAGTTGCCTAATTTAATATTAATATCATTAAAAGTTTGGTCTAAATTTTGTAAAGTAATATTATCCATTTTTTAAAATCTCTTTCAAATCTAAGCCTATAGTTAAAGATTTTGCTTCTTGTTCCATTTCTTTTTCACATACAGAACAGTTACATAAAGGATCATGAATAAGACCCTTTTCAATCTTATTAAGATGCTCTAACATTTCTTTTATTGTTATTTTATCCATTAACCAATCCATTTATTTTTGTTAACTCTTCTTCGATTTCTTTAGTAGATTCCCCAATAATTTTCTTTAGTTCTTCTGGTTTAACTTCTAAAGGAATTAACTCTTCAACAAGTTTCACCCTATGTTCTTCTGTAGATTTAAGTTGTTGCTCAAAACGGATTTTATCTTCCTTATTTTTTTGGGCTTTTTCTTTTAAATCTTTAAGCTGTTTAACATAATTACTCATTTCTTTTTCTCCTTAATTATAAATATTGCTTCTCCGTATGGGTTCCAAAAAATATGTTTACGAGTATGCCATAAACAAACATTTGTTCCATCTATTCTCTGTAAAGAAACTTCGCATTTATTAGATGGATGTGGTCTTTGTTCTTTTACTTCTGGAATATCTTCCCATTCTTTAGGAGCAGGTGCTGAACTTGTTCTATAAATATTTATTCCTCTATCCATTTTCTAATTCTCCTATTTTATCCATTATACAATCCACTACCGCTTTTTCTATATTATTCTCATTCGCTACCATTTGAATAGCATTCATAGTATCCATCTGTTGAAATTTAACATCATTAATCATATCAACAAAATTATCTATACTCTGATTAAATTCTTTCTTTTCTTCATGTTTTTCTATATCAAATAATTCTGAACCATTTTTAGCAACTTTTATTTTTTCAATTCTAATAGGTTTTCCTGTTTCATAAATTAAATAAGAAGGTTCAATAACAGATTCGTCAATTTTTCTTCTCCCCAAACATCCGACGTTGATATATTTTGTACCATCAATTTCTTTAGTTTTCCATGCCTTGTGATTGTGTGCAATTAATAAATAATCGTAATTAGTTTTAAATTTTCCCACAACACAATGAGGAATATGTTTAAAAAAAGGTTTTTCTGTAATTAAGGCATGAACAATGCCTATTTTAATTTTTGTAGAAGTATTACACATTAACCCATTTTCATTAATATCGTTTTCAATTCCAAAATAATAATCATGCCCGTTTATAGTTTCGTCCTCCGTTTCTATTCCTGTTAAAATTTCAATGTTTTTTGACCGTCTAAACATATGAGCAAGAGAAGCAGTAGAAGAATTTTCTACACTCGCACCAATTTCACAATGATTCCCATAAAGCAGTTTCATTTTAATATTATATTTTTCAAGCAAGTCCAAAAATTTATCTATCAATCCATAACTTACAATAGGAATTTCAAAAAGATCACCGCCATCAATCCAACAATCGCATTTTTCTTTTTGATAAATTTGACAAACTTCTTCTAATTTAGCCATTACAGAATCACAATAATTATCAATACGATTAGTAGGATTCTTTCTTTTTAAATGAATGTCTTGAGTATATATAAACTTAATCATTATAAATATTTCTTCAAATTTATATTGAATGTGTTATATCCATTTCTTTTAAATCTCGCCATCTATACAATTTCTTACAAACAGGACATAATAATTTTTCATTCGGAAAATCTTTATTCCGTAATCCTTGGGGAAAACTGATGAAAATTCTCATTTTACATGAAGGTGTAGCATCTATTGGACATCTGTATTTTTTAATTGAAATAAATTTATCTGTCATAATTTAATCCTTTCCAAACATTCTTCCGTAATTGGATTGTTGCAAGTTGGGCAAATTTTCGATTCTTCTAATAATCGTTTATATTCAGTTTCTTGTCCTTCAAATTCTATCTCAACTTCCTCTAATGCTATTTCTGTTTCTTTTTTTGTCTGACTTAGAGCATTATTATCCTTAATCCACGATTTTAAGGTGTTTAACCTCTCTATTTTAGCTTGTAATGGGATAAAATCAACCTCAGTTAAGCGAATTTCGCCTATTTTAGCCCGTATATCCTTTATTTCCTTTTCATTGCTTACAAGCGATTCTCGCAAGGATTCTAGTTTCTCTAATTTCTTTGCTTTTTGTATTGCTTGGTTAAAAATTTCAACATTAACAGTCTTAATACTTTTCAACTGTTCTTTGGCAATTTCTATTTCTTCTTCATTAATTTCTAACTCTTCTTGAATTTTGGTTAATTTATCCAATCTTTCTTTTAATTTCTTAACCCTTTCATAATGAATCTTAAAACTATCAACAATCTTTTGGTAATTGTTCCTTTCTTTTTCTATCTCAATCAAATCGTCTTTAGATTTTTCTACTATTTCATCTTGAGATTTAACTGAACGCCCTACATTTAATAAACTCTTATTGAAAGCCCCTAATAATTTATCTTGTAATTCATTTCCTGTTAATAAATTAAATAACTTCATCCTAAAAGAACCAGGCTTATCCAACAAAAAGGGTAACGTAATTTGCTCTGCTATGTTTAAATTTATAGATTCTTTATCGATTTCTATAGGGTTTAAATTAATAACATCTTTAATTTCTTGAGGAATTTCTTTACCTATAGAATTAAATTCGGATTCTTTTCCATTAACAGTTAAAATATACCTATTTATTGATGAAGAACGTACTTTCTCTAAAATAATGTTATCAGAGAAAAATATTTTAACGGAGGTTTTTTTAGTGCCTTCTTTACGCACAGCATCAATCTTCTTATTGTTGACTACCCAATCAATTGAACGGCGTAAACAAGATTTTCCTGTGCGACTAGCACCACAAATTACGTTGACCCCTTTAACAAAGTCAATGTTTAGTTTAGAATGTTTTTGAAAATTAATTATTTCCAAGCGATCAATGGTTTGCATTTATTTTCCTTCTTCTGTTTTCACATTTGCTTTATCATTGATTTCTTTAGCCTTTTCAACTATTTCTTCATCTGTTAATCCTTCAACAACGGGTTTTTCAGTTTTATCTTCTTCTTTAGGTACAACCACAGTTGCTGTCTTAGCAGATTCTTTTAATTCTTCTTGTGTTAAGGGTCGTCCTGCGGTTACTTCTTTTTCAACAACAGGGTCTTCGACCTTTGTTTCTTCCTTCGGTTTTTCCTCAACTTTAACATCTTCTTTTTTTGGTTCCTCCTTCTTAACTTCTTCTTTCTTTTCAACAGAAAAATCAAATGCTATTTGTGAAGCCTTGCCTTCTTCTTTATTAGGAACTAAATAAAGATTAACTTCGACATTAGCATCTGTTTCTCTAACCTTTTCAAGTTTTTCTGCTAATTCTTTTAACCTACGAGCAGAAATTTCTACCTTTCCTACTTTTTTAACATCGGTTGATTTAAATTCTACCATTGTTTTATTCTCCTTTTTCTTTAAATAATCTGATTTTGTTCTAAAATTAAGGTTATGTCATTTTCGTTGTTTTCATCACAAAGATTCCCAAAATCAATTCCTTCTTTAGTTATTCGATAATTAACATCTTCAATTTGTCTTTGACCATTTCGGAATACTTCTTTGACCTTTTGATTATTATTTAATCTAATAATTTTACTCATACGTTTTCTCCTTTTAAACTACTCTTTTTCCATTAATATAAAGTTCCATTTTTTTATTTACATGAAGATAATTTTTACCCAACCAAAAACTAATATTATCTGGATTAAGAACTTGTGTAATATAATTTTTTAATTTTCCCGGAATTACAACAATTTTTGTAAATGTCCCTATTGGTTTATTCTTTACTTTTTTCCCATTCAATTGATAAATCATCTTATTTCTCCTTTTTATTAAGTATACCACATTTCAATGAGTTTAGCAAATATTATTACCTTTACACTACGTTAGACATTATCCTTTTCTTTTTTGCTTTGTTTAAGCTTTTGGCGTTATAAGCTTCTAATTCTTTAACAATATCATATCCTTTAATACCTTCAGTAACTTGTAAATCGACTTTTATGGAATCCCTAGTACCATTTTGGTAAAAAATATGTAGATTTTGACTTGCTCTGCTTTCTAATTGTAAAGCACTATCACTAAAAGCATTTGCTCCAACTAAAGATGAACCTCTAGCATAAACATCACCAATCCTAGCCGAATGAAGATGTCCACTTATTACAAAATCCACATTTATTTTTTGTGATGTGTATTTACCCTTTATTTTTTGAATTGACTGTTCCATACTATTTGATTTTAATTGGTTCCCATGTAACAATAAAAGATTTTGACCAGATACTTCTATTATCTGTTCTAATAAATTACCATTTAATAATTTAATATTTGAATTCCTAAAAATTAATTTAAGAATGTTATAAATGGTAAAATCATAGTTATCAGAAGCCATCATTTCTGTCCAGCCAATATCTTTAGCTATTCTGCTTTCATTCCCAACAACATTAGCAACCGTTACTTGAAAATCTTTAGAAATATCTAAAATAAACTGTTCTAATATATTAACGGCTAAAAAAGTGGCTTTACTTCTATTAGTGGCTTCGCTTAATAATTCATCTAACCTACGATCACTGTTCAAAAGATCGCCAGTCATTGCAATAAGAATTTTTTTAATTCCTAAAGGCTTAAAATATTGTTTCGTTTTAGTTGCAAATAATTGTAACCTTTGCGAAGCAATAGGAAAATCATATTTATTATGAACTAAGTTCACTAGCTCATTAAAATGGGTATCTGTAATATGAATAATGCCCGTAGCTCCTTTAGATAAACTTTTACTCTTCTTAACTGCAAAAGCAGGTAATTTATAATTAGAAAAAACATCAATTAAATTTTTATTATATTCAATTAAAGCATTGTCTAATTTAATTTTTTCCCTTAATTGTTTTCTTCCTATTCGGGTCAAATCTTTATAACGCTGATTAGAAGCTATTAACTGTGTATTTTGTTTAGTGATTTCAAAATCTTCGTCATAATCAACTGAACCTTTTAATCTTAAATTTGTTAAATGGGAATATACAGTTCGTTCTCCACAATCAAGAACATAGGCAATTTCTGTTGCGGATTTGCCTTCTTTGTATAACTCAATTAACATTTTATCATTTATTTTGGTTTTTTTCATAGTTTTAGTCTTCCTTTTTATTATCCTTAACACGTTCATCTTGAACCAATGGAATTTTATTATGTTCCATTATTCTCGTTTGATTTGTTCTTATATCTCGGATCAATTTAACTGTTAAACCAACAGCTTTAAGTAAACTTTTAAGAAGTATAACTTTGGTAAAACCTATATCGCCTTTTTTAATTACAGCATTTTCGTCAATAACTTTTAATTCTTTATTAACATCTTTACTTTTAATCATTATATTCTCCTCCCTGTCTTTCAATTTCACGAAGTATTTCGTTGTATTCTTGAATATTAATTTCATTTCTATTAAGTTTTTCTTCTAATAATCTTAATTCATCAATATACGCACTCATTATTTCCTTTCTTTAAATAAATTTACAACCATAATCCAATCCTTCTGGTCGTTGCTCATCTATTAAATCTTCAATTAAATCTATAGAACTTTTAATTTTACCTATTTTTGTGATAGATATCAAACTATAATTTTTACTAACTGAGATTAAATCTAATAATCGACCTAATTCTTTAACTCCAATAATTAAATATTTTTCATTTGAAATATCATTTGGACTGTATTTTAATTCTATTAAAAAAGTTTCTCGATTGTCCATTATATCTCCTTTATAAATTAAAAACTTTGTCCTGTAAACTGCATAATTCATCAATAATCTCATAAGCTTCTTTTTGATTATTGGCAGTTACTAAACCATGAATTTTACTACCTATTTCCATAATTTCGTCCATAATTTTTTCTTTATCTTCTTTAATCATTATATTTCCTTTTTTAAATCTATCTTTTCTTGTTGTCTTGATGTTCTCTTTTTATCTTTAATTTTAGTTCTCGGATTCATTTTCCAAGTTTTACGAATTGATTTATAAATTTCTAAAGGATTAAGTTTCATAGTTACCATTTATATTTTTTATCCTGTTTAGCTCTAATTTTGAATCCTTCTGGTGAATAATATGTTTTACTAATTAATAAATTAACTCCAGAACCAATGAACCAATATCTAGGTATCATATATTTAATATCCATTTCGATTTTTGTAATAGGACATATTTTGACTTTACCAAATAATTTTAGAAAAAACCATCTCATACTTTTCCTTTCTTCTTTTAATTTTAAAATTTATTTAAATCATCTTGCCAACCCATAGCTTCAAATAAAGTAACAAGTTTCATTCTAATATTTCTATCAATCATTTTTGCCCAATCAATCTTACGTAAATGGTCTTGTCTATCTTCATCAAAGGCTTGAACATCTCTTGGTTTTTTAACTTTTCTATTGGAGATATTCCAATGAATTCCAAGAGTTTTAATCTTTTCTTCATCCTCTGGAAATGGAGTTCCTACTAGTTCACTAGAATCTTTTCCATGTATATAATCCCCAATTTCTAAAGAGATTTCCTTTGCTGTTAGTCTTTGTTTTTTTGTAGTACCTTCTCGTTTACCTGGAACTACTTTATAATATGTAATTTCTTTTTTTTCTACAGTATAATATTCAGGTTCGACATAAATATAAAAATAAGGTTCTCCGACTTCTTTATGGAAATTAGGAGTTTCTGCCAAAGCACGAGCAAATATTGGCAAATTCTTATATTGATCGGGTTTCTTTGCCAATTTACAAGGAAATGCAATATCCTGTAAAGGAGTTTTTTTAATCTCTTGGATTTGAGCCATAATCCATTCATAAATAGAATCTTTTGATTCTTCTTTTTTTCTTATTTTAAAAATTTTATCAATTAAAGTTTTCTGAAATTTTTTCATAAATTTAGTACTGTCTTTGCGTTTTGCTTCGACTCCTTTAATTTCTTCCTTAACTTCTCCTCGTTGGTTTCTTAAATATCCAATATATCTACATTTTGCCAAAATCAAAATATCATCAAAATGCCCCTCATAATCAAATTTAATATCAATTAATTTTCCAAATCTAGTCTGCGCCCACTCATTAATCAATTGATTTAGCAATTCTTCTAAATTTTTTCCATTGTCTTTAATAAAGCAACTATCTGTATCTATATATATGACTTTATGACCGAGCTCTTCTAATTTATTAAAAACATAATGAAGTAAATCACGTACAATTCCTGTAGTCATTGATGCAATTCTTTTATCATAACGCCTAAAATACTTATTACCAATAACACCCCATGCAGATAAAACAACAGTTTTGAAAGCTTCATATCTTTTCTTTATATCTTCGTATTCTTTTGTATTAGAATTAGTTGCATTCATTAATTTTTTTAATTTATTTTTTTCGTCAACTAATTTTTTTACTACTTTTGGTAATAGAGTATTTGGGTTCTGAATAACATTATAAGATTCTACAACTTCTTGTGTAAGTCTATCTTTAACATCAATTAAAATAGAATTATCAGTTGGCATATCTACAATATTGACAGAATCTAGACAAAGATTAGTAATAGCATAACAATAAGCACCAGATAAATCATATTTTCCAATATTAGTAAATGCTCCTGTTTCTAAAGCATCACGAAAAGCCCCTTCAAAATCACTATCTTCGGCGTTATCTGCATTGGGTTTCATAGGCAATACTACATTAGATTCTTTAGCTTCTCTTAATAAAAACATATCTATAATACGAGAATTCCAAATCATATCTTCCCATTCAATATGAGAAATCCGTCTAATCATATCGTAATGAGGAATGAACCCCATCTTCTTCTCTAATTCTACCATCCCTTTAACGTCACCCATACATCTACCAACAATACTATCTTTATCTAATTTAGAAAAATCTACATGTTTATATTTCCCTTTATCATATCCTAAGTATTTCTCCATTAAAGTTTCTAATCCATAAGAAGGTTCTTTATTCAAAGTAAATTTTTTCCACCATTCTAAAGAATCAATGATTGAAATGCCAGCAGGGAACTTCATATCTTGCTTTCCATATCTTGATTGTCCTATTGGGCTAATTCTTTCTGCAAAATTTGGTATTCGATAATTTAAATAAGGATAATCGAAAAAATTCATATTATGCGCTATCAAAAGATCAGGTGGATTATTTTTAATAAAATTCATAAAATCAAACCATAAATCTGATTCTCTTTGATAATCTCCTAAATACCAAGTATGGCATTTATCCTCTAGATTATCATAAATAACAATACAAGAAATTGGATCTGGAGATTTTTTAGTTTCAAATGGCTTTGGTAATTTCTTGGATAATACTTCCATATCCATCATGTACCATCTAAGTTTAGTTTTGTTTATTTCTTTAACTTTATCAATCAAATATCGTTTTGATAATGGGATATCTGCCTCATAAGAAGTATCTGAACGTCTTTCTCTAATATCTTTGGGATGGCTTACAAAAAGCTTTTTTAATTTAACCCCATCGTAACCAATGCAAGAACCTTCGGGGCAAATATCATAATAGTAAGGAAAGAAACTTTCATCTTCTTTAATTTCTAACTTTCCATTTTCATCTCTCAAAAAGAGAAATATTTTTTTCGCCTGAGTATATATGTTTGTAAGATTCATGAGTTTATAAACTCCCAAAAGTTATTACAGATTTACACAATCCTCTTAATTGTTCATAAATACAATATCTAACTTTTTTATCTGATAAAGATTTTCTATATCTTTCATCAGTTTTAATTAAATGTTGTAAAATATTTAAAGATTCTCTCCAAGCCATAAATTCAATGTTAATAACAGTAATTATGTTATAATTTTTACCATCTTGTTCAAATTTAAATCCACCATTATAACAAGAAAAATCTATTTTAATATTGTTTTTCTGTAAATATTCAAGAATAATATGTCTTTTACGTATACTCACAACATAATCATAATCAGATTTATCTGAACTTATAATATAGTTTAAATCTTTATTATCTAAAGCCCTAGAACCTGTAAGAAAATATTCTTTTTCATTTATACCTAAATTATTAAATGTTTGTTTAATATCCATAAAATTATTTCCTTTGTTTTAATATCTTCTCGTATTCCCAATAATCATAAACTTTTCCTAAATATTCAGAGCGTAGTTTTTTAATCTCTGTTTCTATTCCATAATATCCAGAAAAAACATAACACTTTTTTAATCCATCAATGGATTTTGCTGTAACAGAAATTATATTATCATTTATAACTTCTCTAGCTTTTTTAGTAATACTATCCCACCATTGTCCATAACAATGTTCTACGGTTCCATCAGTTAGTTGTAAATCAAATTTTCTACCTGCAAACGCCTCCCAAGTTTTTCCTGGACTTTCATAACCATAACAGCAAAGAAAACAACCGTCCGTTCCAACAATAGTATAACCCCCATACTTTGTATATTCTAATTTAATGGGTTGTTCCATAACAAAGGCTTCGCCGTCATTAAATTTGACCACAGCAATGATTTTATTTTCCATTCTCTGTTCCTTTAATTAAATTACCAAAAAACAATTGCTTTGTGTAAGGTCTTTATTTCTTCTTGATCTTCTACATAAATATTGTATTTAACATCTCCTACTTCGGTTTGCACTTGAATTTTCATAGTTTATTTTCTCCGTTTATTATTGGTTTGGTTTATTTTTTAGTAAACTTTGATGAAGTGAAACGTAGTTTTCACGTGCCTTTAGCACTTTTTCCAACCCTTTGTAATTCTGTTCTTCTTTAATCATGTTTCCATATTCTTCTTTAGCTTCTGAATTGTCAATAGTTAATTGAATATAAGCCTTTTCGATAGCTAAGGTTTCTTTAATTCCTGTTTTTGAATCTGCTCGATTTAGAGCATAAGCATCAACTAATCGTCCATCTATTTTTAATTTGGCAACTGCGTAAGCCATTCTAGCCTCTGAATATTCATCTGCAATAGCAACCGTTTCTCTTGCGAAAGCTTTTAATTTCTGATCTTCATCATAATCATAATTTTGTTCCATTTTTATTTCTCCTTTTTAGGTCTACCTCTTCCACGTTTTTTCTTAGGTTTAACAGATTCTTCTTCTAATGCTTTTTTAAATTCAGGATCTCTTTCAGCACGCTTTTTTACAGTTTCTTTAAAATCTCTTGTAAGGGGTTTTTTTTTAAAATTTTCTTGCTCCGCAATTTCTTTTTCTTCTTCTTCGATTTCTTTTTTTAAATGTTCTGGTAAATAAAATCCACTCTCATAATAATAAGGAAGTCTTAATTCTGTTCTCTCTTGTGCCATCCCATCAATTTGACACATATCCACTTTTAAAACAGATTCAAATCCTGTTTGTATAGTTTCATACGATTTATTTCCAGTAGGTGTTAATTTTCCTGTATCTACTTTTTTATTTGGTGCATTCGCTTTCTGACCTCGCATTATATGAACAATTCCCTTTGAATAATGAATCAATGCGTTCCCACCGCTTAATTTTTGAATTGGGAAAAATCCACCTAAATCTACTCTTGTTTGTCCAATTAAGATAACAGCAACATTAGCCCTTTTAACAGGGTCAATTGCCATTTTAAAAAACTGAGATAACTTTCTTGCCAATAATGCCATCGTGTCTTTTGCAACACTTTTATCACCCTTTTTATCTTCTTGTTCTCCCTTTGGAGACAAAGAATGGATCGAATCTAAAATAATCACATCTACTAATTTTTTCCTTGAAAATTCAATAATAGTATCTAAAGATTGTTCAGCTTGTGGAAATTCTCCAATCATAAGGAGGTCAGGATCAACCCCGAATTTCATGGCTCTAGCTTGGTCATAAGGCTCTAAAGCAATGTAATAGACTAGTTTACCCTCTTTTTGGGCGGAAGCTGTTATCATGTGTGCTAGGGTGCTTTTCCCTGTTCCGCTTGCCCCCCAAAATGTAAAGAAGTTGCCATAAGGCAACCCACCACCCAATAGGTTATCTATTGGTTCAAATCCCACAGGAATTTTTTCCACCTTACGGTGTTCATCCCCAAAATGAAGAGTATCCATCCCATGTTCTTTGTTAATTTTTCGAGCCGTCTTTTTTAATATTGCTAATCGCTCTGCATTATCTTTATATTCATATGATTCAATAGGGTTTTTAGGCATTATTGGTTCCTTTCAACATTAAATTATACTCAGTTGCCATGATATGATGATAATTATTTTTATGAATATCCGCTTCTATTGTATATCCTCTAATTTTTCGCCATTTAGTAATAGATTTTAATTTTGTTAATCTGATTCTTACTGAAGCATAATATCTAACATATTTATCAAAAGATACTGTTTGTTGTTTTGTTTTTAAATTCCATCGAATCTGATTTAAACATAGTAAAGTCACATCTGTATCATCAATCATAGTCATAACATCTTTTAACATTGTCCCTATCATTTGTTCCTGAACTTTATAATCTCCAAAATCATTTTCTAATTCATTAATAGATGGTAATGCTGACATCGAATCAATAACAATTAAATCTACTAAATCATGTTCAACATGATAAACTATTATCTGTATTGCCATTTCTCCACATGTTGGAGTACATACTAATAATTTGTTTAAATTTATACCGGCATGTTTTGCATATATCTGACTAAGATTTCTTTCAGCATCAATATAAAGAACAATTAAATCTTGTTTCTGAGCATTAGCAATAATATCATATGCTAATAATGTTTTACCTGAACCTGCTTCTCCAGAAATTTCTATTGTTTTTCCTTTAGGAATACCATTAATCCCTAATGCTTTATCTAGTTCTTCATGTCCTGTAGAAATAACTTTTAAATCTCTAGGCTTCTTTGGAAAAATTCCAAACTTTTTTTGAAAATCATTTAAAATATCATCTATTTTGGTCATTAAAAGCCTTTCTTGCTAATTCAAAAAAATCATCTGCGTCCATAGTTACAAATTTGTCACCGTATTTATTCTCTGTAACAATAATCGGAATCTTTTTGGATTGTAAAGGCATCCTTGTTGTTAATATTAACCATTCGTTTTTGTAATCAATAATAATATTTTCTTTAGTATGTTTAATTTTTGATTCTACAAAGAAAAATTTATTGGAAATATCACCATTACTCGCTCCACACCCTGAACCAGGAGTTTTTCTAGTATTAGGATCAATATCTTTTAAATTTTCTACTATGTATTCTTCTAAAGAATTATGTTTATCGCTCACTATCTCTCACCTGTGCCTTTACAAGATTCACATTCTGTTTGAACGCCTCCACAATTACATTCTCCCGTTTCCCATCCAATGCATTCATTAGCATGTTCTATATACCACCCATCTCCAGAACAATTAGAACATTTCATTTTGATCCTCTCGATTCATTAAAGCTTGACAAACATTTGGATATAACTGTTTTTGAGTTTCTTGATCTAATGTGAGTTCTTTATTAGCCTCTAAAACTTCTTCAATTATTTTATTAATTAGAGATTTAGAAAACTGTGTTTTTCCTTTTAGGTTTTTAAGAACTTTCTTGATGATAAGATCTACCATTGTTACCATTACAATCTCCTATTTAATAAATCCATTTAAAGCAAGAACAATAGCATCACAAATGTCATTATCTTTAATATCTATTTCTAATAAATTATTAATGAAATTAACAACTTCTTTTTTTAATTTGAGCCCTTTAATATTTTTATGGCTTTTTTTAAACCCAACTTTTGATCGTGAAGACATTGGCATAATTAATTCAGATGTTTTTGAAAGACCTCTAAATCTATCATAAACAAGAATACCGCATCTAGCAAGCAATTTCAGAGTATTAACATTTCTTCCAAAAAAACAGTTCTCAATAATATTTTTATCTAATTTATATTGTTGGCTAATTTCATTCTTAAAACTATCTAGTTGTTCAATAAATAAATCAATAGTATCCATTTCAGTTATTTTTTTAGGAACCTTAATTTTATGAGTTCTCTCCAGAATTAAATAAGAATCAGTAGTTCTCATTAAAGCGATTCCAGTTTCATGTCCTGCTACATCCCATCCGAGAGAAATAAGATTTCTATTTAACTCTAATCCTAGTCTTTCTTCAACAGTTTTTAACGCTATTTTTTTAATATGATTAGACATAAAATTCCTTAATTATTGTTAAAAAACTTATTAAAAAAATCTGGTATGTCTTTTTCTTCAAAATCTTCTAAGCTATTATCCGAAATTTCATAAATGTTTTTTTTACAAATATGACAATAATCCCCCAATATAAATATTTTACATTTAGGGCATTTGTTTGCAGAACTAGACATTTAATTGCCTTCCATTATATTTCTTTTCACTAAATTTTATTAAATCTAATCCTAATCTTTTTGCAGTTATTTGATTCAACATAACCATATCGTGCCAAGGTTGTCCTATTTTTAAAATATGATAACACCATCTAACTTTTTGAAAGAAAGATAACTTCCTACCATCAAAACCTTCTCTAAAATATGCTAAGTCTACAAAAGGAACACCTTCTTTTTCTCTTTCATAACTCATCATTATACCTTCAGAACCACAATCGCATTGGTAAAATTTTTCAAAATATTCCATTATAAAGACCTCTCTGTTTTTCTCAAATAATCATCTAAATCTTTTGTTTCTCCGTTATCAAATTTAATACCCTCAATAGCAATTAAACCCTCATTTTGTTGTCTAATTCCATCTCCCTCGTTATTACAAATAATGATACAATATAAATATTGTTCACCTTTTTTTAATTGTTTACCAAATAAATCAACAAATCTACTTTCTTTTGTTCGATAAACCCACCATTCAGAAAATTCTTTATAATGTTTTAAAAAAACTGATTTACCTATATCTGCTTTTTTGATATTGAAAGCATCGCTGTTCCTTGTTCCCATTATTGCTCCAATTGTTTTGATTGAATTAATTTAATTGTTCTTGAATAATTTCCAATTCCAACATAATCTCCATCACATTGAAAAAATTCTAAATCTTCAATACCTATTTTTTGTTGCATTTCTTTTTCTAAAATACCCACTTGACCGTAGAATTCATCTTCTAAATCTTGTAATTTTTTCCAATAAGGTTTTAATTTTTTAACCATATCTCTAGATAACTTTTTCATGGTTTATCCTTTTCTATTTTATCTAATCTTGTTAATTTACCAGTTTTCCAATCATAAACCATAGGAATTTCAAATACTTTACCTTTAACTTTTGGTTCTCTTATTTTATCAATTTTAAATTTTCCATAAGTACCATCATCAGATTCGTATAAATATTTACAAGCAAGCGCAGGTCTTTGTTTAATCATGTTTGGTGCAAACCAACCTGGTTCTGGATGTTCTTTAGTAGGTTCTTTTAATTGGACAAATACAATTAGAATACCTTTGGCTTTTTCAACTTTTTTTGCCAGTTCTTTAAAAAGCTTATTAGTTTCTGCAAAGTTTGGGGGGTCTATCCAATCCCAAATTACAACAGATCCTTTTTTAAATTCCACATCATCAACATCATCAGTAACTGTTTCTGGACGATAAAAATCACCATCTTTTAAACCCAAAGATAATGCTTTGTTTTTAAATCTTCCTCCATTTTCAGAATAAATATAGTACGGTTTAATTCCTTGTTGAATAAAATTTTCAACAAAATTCATAGCAATTGTGGTTTTTCCAACTGCCGTCAATCCTCCTAAAATTATCATGTCCCCAAAATTAAAATGAGCATAGTCATCAAAATAAGGCATTTTAAAATCAATCGGAATACCTACTTCAGTAATATTGTCAGACCAATTCATGTCCTCTACAATTTTATAATATCTACGTTCAGACTTTAATTTCCCTTGTTTTATTAATTGAACAAGAGTAGCATCTATTTTTTTCTTTTCTTCACCTTTGACTCTACCTCCTAATACTGCAATTTCAATATCGGTTTTTGAAGTTGTTCCTGCCCTACTAACATATTCTAAAATTTCCATTTCTAGTTTTGTTTGGTAAGCATCATCATATTTATTTAAGCTTCTCATCATGGCTCGGATTTCTTGAGTATCAAGTGGAGTTTTACATATTCTAGGATTTAATCCATGTAAAGTATATTCTACTTGGTCAGGGCTCATTCTCTTTAATAAATAACCACCTAAACTAGTAAAAAAAGAATTTCTTCCATCCCCATCATCCAATAAATCTAAATGAATAACTTCTGCTTTTATATTGTTATTAGCTTCTGCTAATGTGTGATTATCATCATAAGTCTGAGTAGGAGCATGTTCTATCAATAAATCTTCTAGAACTTCTGGCATTTGTGAAATAGGATTATCATTTATAAATCTTCTAGAGGCATATCCAACAATACGTTTTCGCTTTACTTCATTTTCAATATATTCTTCTTTAACAGCTACTTCTGGAGCAGGTTCTACTACTATTTGTCCACCATCATTTTCTACATCTATAGCATAAGCATCAAATTTAATTCGACATTTTCTAATATTAATATATTTATAAATTAAATGAAACCCTCCTAATGTTTCTTGAATCCAAGGATCTCCCATTATTTTTTTAATTTCCTCTGGAATTTTCTTTTTAGCTAAAATTTTATCTTTAACTTTTTGTGGAGTATCTTCTTTCACCAATAAAATTTTTTCTTCATTTGTTAAAATATCGATATCAACAACTGTTATTCCACTGACTTCTCCTGTTCTTACTCCTACGTTCAATCCATTAACAATCCAACTTGCCCATTCTTCTTTATTTCGATTTTCTTTATTTGTCCAATTACTTTGGACTGGATTTTTATCTTTTTTCGCAAGAGGTACTAAACAAAAATTCTCTTTTTCATATCTGTTTAAAATAGCTTCTAATTTTTCTTGATCCTTTTTTGTTTGTACATCTAATTCTAAAAGACCTCGTAAATATTCTAAAATCTCCTCATCGGAATCATTTCTACATTCGTGTTCTCTAACAAGTTCAATTAAATTAAATTTTTTATGAGAACATTTTAAACAATTAATCAAAGAAGTATTCGGAATAACACTAGCTGTTAGATCATGAGTATCACAATATGGACATTCCAACATAATTATATTTCCAGTTTTTTTCGCTGGATATCCAATTTTTTTACAATATTCTAATATTTTTGATAAAATAATTTGACGGTACACTTATTTTCCTCCATTATCAACATCAAAAGCAATTTTCTGTCCATTGGGTTGTGTTGTAATTAATAAATAACTATCTTGTTTATATTTTCCAGTACCATTACATTTTTTACAATTTCGAAATATTCCCGTTGCAAAAACTCCTTTTTCAAAAATTTCATGAGCTCCTGTTCCTTCACATTCATAACATTCTTTTTCTTGAGATTTATCAATAATTTCTACTTTTTTAACCATAATAATCTCCTATATAATCCCTAATATTCGTAAAATAGCTAAAGTTCCAGCTAATCCTGCAATAGTATTTCCGATTGTTCTTATCAATTCAAGTTTATGATTATGACGATCCAAATAATTTTCTAATTTATCTCTTCTATATTTTCGTTTCTTTTTCATAATATATTCCTATCTATTATCTCCCGAACCATGTATTTTATTTCGTTTTTCTCTATCAACTAATTTCTTAATATTCATTTCAGCTACTTCTTCCAAAGTCAATCCATAATATTCTGCTATTCTTGTTAAATAATATAAACAGTCTCCTAATTCTTTTCCCATTTCGGTTGGATTTATTTGAATTTCATCTCTATAAGATTTTTTTAGTTTTTCAGCAATCTCACCTGCTTCTCCGAATAATCCTAATACTGCTCGGAAAAAATCTTCTTTATAATTCATTTTCCAAGTTTTAAAAGATTCATGTTGATAAGTATTAAAAGTTAGCATTATTTTCCTTTCTAATATATAATCATCGTATCTGAATTTGAAACCTGTTCTTTATAGGAGTTATGATTAGCTTCTGCTTTTTGAATTCTTTCTTTATCACCTGAGAGCCTTGCTTCTCCTAGTTCTTTTGCATACATCATGAGTGTTTTAAAAAAAGTAACGGTTTTCATTTTTCTATTACACTCCTCAATTTAGATGATAATAAGAAATTAGTTAATAATTTTGTACCTGATAATAAATCACCAAAATTAATAGTTTCAACGGGCGTATGCATTGATCGTAGAGGTATACCCATAACTAAAGCCCTTATTCCTTTAGCCTCTCCTGTCATATCAACAGAAGTATAACCTACATTATCATAACATGCTTGGTATTGTACTTTCACTTTACTATTTTTTGCTACATTTGTCATTAAATTTAAAGATGGCTCGTGAATCCCTAATCCTCTATATAGTGTCATTCCTTTTCCAAGATGACATTTACCAACTTCCAAATCCATATCTGAACCTTTTCCGTAATCGGTTGCAAAGGTCACATCCGCTTCAATAATTAAATCTGGTTTATGTTCCCTAACAATGGGGCGTAATTTACTTGTTCCTGTTTCTTCTTGTGAACTAAACGTAAATATTAAATTAACAGGTGGTTTTTTCTTACTTGCTACTATTTGTCTGATTGTTTCTAATAAAATAAAACAGCCAGATTTATCATCAAAGCCGTATCCTGCATAATAATTGTTAACTAATTGATGAAATGATGGCTTATAAACTACAGGATCTCCTATTTTTACATGTCTAGATACTTCTCGACGTTTTCGAATTCCAATATCAACTTGTGCATCAGCAATACTAACAATGGTTTCATTGTCTTCATCATTGACTAAGTGTGCATGCTTTCTGTTTACAACCGCATTAATATTTCCTTTGTTACCCAAAATAGTTAAATGGCGTGCACTAAGAATTGAATTGTCACCACCGCCAATGTAATTAATGCTAATATATCCCTCATCGGAAATGTTAGTAACCATAAAACCGATTTCATCGGCATGAGCATCTATAATTACTGTTCTATCAGTTTTTCCTGGAATTGTTGCAATAACATTTTTTTGAAAATCTATTTGTACCTTAGATTTAGGTAAAAATTTCAACAGTTCTTGTCGAATAAAACCAGCAATATCATCCTCAAATCCAGATGGAGAAGGTATCTCTATCAAGGATCGTAATAAATTAAGTTGTCTATTTGTTCGCATAATCTCTCCTTTTTATACCCAAAATAACATAGCATTAACTATAGTTAAAAGAACTCCTATGAATTTTAATTTAAGAGTTGGGGCTTGAATTGATACTCCAAAATATCCTATTAACATTAACCAGTAAAATAATTTATACATGATTTTTCCTTATATCCTTTTTCTTCCAACAAAAAATTGCTTTTATGTTCAATAATATTAATAATGAAGATAACACAAATAAACTAGGAATAACTAGCATTAAACTTTGAATAATATACATAAAATTGCCTAAAATATTTGCATAAAATCCTTTAATATTTTTATTTCCTATCATACAAATACCCCATAGAAAAAATATATTACCTATCCAACCTGCAATATCAGGAATATTATCAATGTAAGATGAAAATATATTCATTATTTTGGCTTTTTCTTGTAATATCCTTGTTGTAATCTATTCAATAAAGTAATTAAATTTATAGGTGTATAATTAAGATGTTCGGCACTAACATTAATAAATGTACATCTTCTTTTCTTTTGAATAAATGGTGTTGAATTATGTTGATGTCCATGAATCACATAATGATATTTAGTTAAATCTGGAGTTTTTACATCATGAGGACTATGAACAAATAAAATTTTCTTGTTATTAAAATCCCACGAAAAAGTATCACAAATAAAATCAATTCCATGAGTCAAATACCAAGAATATGTTTTACGATCATGATTACCATGCACAAGAATTTTACGTCCATTTAAAGTCATAATAATTTTTGCAATCTCTTGGCTCGTTCCTTTTGTGAATACCAAATCACCAACAATTATAACGATATCATGTGGTCTTACTATCGTATTCCATCTTTTAATTTGTGTATCGTCCATATGTTTAAGAGATTTAAATCCTCTATTACATAATTTATTAACATTCCAATCATTGAAATGAGAATCACTGATGATATATATATTTATTAAAGGTTTCATATTTTCTTTTCTAAAACCATACCCAAATAAGTAAAGGAATTTGAATTAGTAATAATATCCAAAAACAAATCTTAGTAATTATAGTATATCTTTTAATAAATTTTTCTTTCCATATTTTTTCCATTAACACTAACCATAAATGACCTCCATCTAAAGCAGGAATAGGTAAAATATTTGCAATAGCACAGAAGAAATTAAGCAATCCTAATTGTAAAAGTGTAAAATTTGCACCAACATTATTAGATGCAAGAAATAATATATCCATATTCGTATATGTTTTTACAAATGTAGATTTAATCAACATCCAATCTATTTGCATTCCGATTAAGATTGATTTATAATTTATCAAATAACAAATACAAGCTATAATAAAATTAACTGCGATACCTGCTATAAGGATTAAAAATTTCTTAAAATATTTTTGATTTAGAAAATCATCAGAACATTTTTTTGAATCCATTCCTTTTAAATCACAATATCCTCCTATTAACCAAGGACTTATTCTATAATCAATCCCTTTAATAGTTTTATGTAAATAAGGTTTCCAAAATCCTACTGAAAAAGTTTTTACTCCAACTCCACATTTTAGCGCAACAAGCATATGTGCTAGTTCATGGATGAAAATTGTAAATAATAAACAAGCAAAAAATTCGAACCACATTAATTTTCCTCAATTTCTTTCTCGGTTTTTTCTTCGATTGGATCGGGAATATTTTTAAAAGTATTAACTTTTTCAGAATATTCAATGTCTAATAATTCAGAAATATCTTCTAAAAAATCTCTTATATCTGAAGTTGGTTCATATAGAACAATTTCTTCTTTATAAGTATCAAATCCGCCCCATAAAACCCCAGTTAATTCTGATTGGTTATTAAAAATTCCACCACCAGAACAACCGCCACGACTATTTAAATATGCAAAATGATCTCTATCTGTTTTTCTATAAACTACTCCAGAGGATAAATATTGATGTCCTTCTGGATATCCCAAATGATGAATTTCTTGATCTAAATATGCAGTATATTTTGATAAAACTGCTACTTTTTTATTTTTAATCATACCATCAACTATTACATAAGCCAAATCATCTGTTGTAGAAGTAATAATTAATCGTGCTTTCTTATGATCGACATAGAATTCTTCGGTTCGATGAATACAATGTTTAGCAGTTAATACATGATGATTACCTTTGACTTCATTTATAATAGTGCCACTACAAGAGCCAAGTCTAGCATCACCAACACTAAAAAATTCTACTGTTATTTGTTCTAATTCTTTTTTTAAACTTTGAGTGCCACTGTAAACAGGTTTTTTTTCACCAAATAAAATAGACAAATCAAATTGGGGTGTTATAATAGCTATAGCAAATATCATTAAATAAGATAATAATTTTTTCATAATTGCTCCTTTATTCTATCTATAAAAAGAATCCCATCCCAATGATCTAATTCATGTTGTACAACGATAGCTTCATAACCAGAAAATGTAAGAATTTCTTCATCTCCATTTTTTATTAAAATCCAATTATAGCGCATAGTATCTTCAAATTTTCCTGGTAAGGATAGACAACCTTCTCCTTTAAACATTCCTAATTGTTTTTTATTCAAGATTTTTGCATTATAAAGATTATAAGAATTTAACTTTTTTTCTTTTTTTCCAAATCGTTTATAAGTTTGTTCTATTCGTATTACTGTAACTTGATAAGGAATACTTATTTGAATAGCACTTAATCCACTTCCTTTGACTTTATGAGTAGATAACTCATGATCTAAACAATCAAAAAGAGATTGTAATTCTTCTTTCGTACCTTTGAAAGATTCACTTACTTGTCTCAATGTTTCTAAATTTTCAGTTATCATTTATTTTTCCTTTTTCTAGCAATAAAATCAACTACTCCTTTTGCTTTAGCTTCATTAGCCCATAAATGAAGTTCTGTATTTTTAGATTTTTCTATATCGTCGTTGGTTAAACAGGTACGAGATTTTATATATTTTTCCATCATTTTTCGTCTTGGTTTAATATATTGAGACATTCTTGCCTCTTCTTTTCCAACCCAATCACCGCCACTATCTATCCAAAGATCGTGAATCATCCAATATGAGTGCTCTGTTATAACCCGTTTAGATCCTGCAAGGGAAATTAGAGCACCCATACTTGAAGCCGCCCCATTTATAAAAGTATAAACAGGAGATGCTAATCCAAAAATAGTGTCAATAATAGCAAAACCACAGTCAACCGAACCTCCGACAGAGTTAATCCAGAGACCAATTGGTTCATTGTTTATTTCATTTAAACCAATCAAATCTTCACAGACCCGTTTGCCCATATTCACATCTATTGTACCATGTAACAGGATATTTCTTGAGTGTAATAAGAGTTGAGGTATATCTATCTCATATTCTAATTTGTCAAATTTATTTTTGTCTTTTTCAGACATTAAAACTCCTTATTTTTTGACGTTAGTCAACCCTCTTTGATAAATAGCATCGATAACATCATTAATACTATTTAAATCAACTTGTCCAGTTAATGCTTTAACAGCTTCACAAGCAGAAGCATAAACACTCAATCTCATAATCTGAGCACTTTCTTTTGGAGTTTTGGGATTCATATAATTTTTTGCTGGTGCAGGTATTCCAGTTGATACAGGAGGTACATACGTCTGTTGTACTTGCTGATTAACAGGAGGCGTATATGGCTGTTGTGTTACTGGTGCAGATTGGGGTTGTTGATAACCCTGTGGAGCTCCGCCTGCTGGTTCAATTCGACTGACATTATATTTATTATTTACAAAATCAGCAGTTAAAATAACAGCTTGACCTTCCTGAAATGCTTTGCTTGCAAAATTTTTAACATTTTGCGGACAATCTGCCCATTCGCCTTCAGGTTTACGACCTGGAATAATAACTTTAATCATTTCACATCCTGGCTTTTTTGCCGACCTAATAAATTGTGCTTGTACTTGTTGACTCATAATTATTCTCCTTTTTAATTTTTACTTAATGATTTTTTGGCTTCTCTTTTTTTCTTTGCCTTATCCTTAATTTTTTTCTTTTTGTTCAATGCTTTTTTAACACTTTGTTCATAAGTAACTATCTTCGATTTATCACTATAAATTTCATTGTATTTATCACGCATTTTTTGAAAAGGTAATAAAGAAATATTGGGGACTTTGTAATTAACTAGTTTGAGTTTTTCTATTACTGAATTTTCAACCCAATCTGGGAGCTTTGTTAAATCCATTATTAATCGCCGATCATCATAATCTTTGGTATTTATAATTTCAGATGTAACCTGATCTTTTGCTTCTTTTTTAATTTTCTTGGAAAGTAATTTATAGATATCAAAATTATCTGGTTTGATTTTATATCGTTTTAATTTTTTGTGGGGGGAAAAGATTTTTACATTGTCATAAATCCAAAGTTGTTCCATGTCGCAATCTGAGCTAATAATAATAATGTCTTTATTTGTAAAAAATCTACTAGCTACAGAAGCTATATCATCAAATTCAAGATGGTCTAATAATATTACATGCCATTCCGTAGCCATTTGTATTTTGGCAAGAAGTTCATTAAGTTCTTTATATATTTCGGTAGGTAATTTTGCTCTGCCTTCTTTATATTCCGTAGAATATTGTTTTCTCCAGCTAGAATAATCATCTCCATGAAAATCAACCCCGACAATAACAGTGTCTTCGGGTTCAATTCCAACTTTCATTAAATCACTAATCATCATATTTAAACAAGTGTATGACACAGGAAGTCCTGGATTGGCAACAGCACACCATCCAGAAGCATGTAAATAATATCCATAATCCATAACAATAACTTTATCTTTCATCAAAAACTCCTTAAAATTTAAAGCGACTAGCGTCTTACGCTCTTTTATTTTAAGGGCAAACGCCTTATACTCAATGTTAACGTGACTGCCCTAGTCGCCTTTATTATCAGTATCTAAATCTTCATTATCTCCGAAAGAATCACAATAAGAATTTTTCTGTTCTAAACAAAATGGGTGAAAAATTTCTGAACCTTCTATTTCAAATTCTTCGGTTTCTAAAATTTCATTTTTGCAATATGCACAATATTTTTTCATTTTATTTTTTCTTTAATTCTTCGTGAGCATAACCATCTACATTAAATTTCAATGCCATTAATGCTTCGATCATTGTAATTTTCTTACCAGTTTTTTTATCAACTCTTTTATATCCTCTATGTAAAGCCCACACATCAAGATAATGACGAAACATAGATTTAATATAAGCATTTTGGGGGATACCTTTTTGCCAATTATCAGAATCTCTTAATTCACCATTAGACTGTTTTCTATGAACAGTCATATAATCACCAAATGCTTCTAAAACAGGATAACTCAAAAAACCTTCATAATCGTTTTTTCCTTCATCTGTATCTCTTGTAGCTCCTGATTTAAATTCTCTAATCTTTTTCTTAGATTTTTCCACAAAAGGGTTTTTTACTTTTGAATTAATTCGTCTTTTTTTTGATGCACCAGCTATAAATAATTTATTTTTTGTCATTAGTATCCTTCTTTGGTTTGTATTCTAATTTTAAAATTCCATTTACTTCATCTCTCAAAATCTTCAAATTATCAACTCTCATAATCTCTAAATAATCAATTACTTTTTTACAATTTTCACAGATTTCATAATGCTTAGTACTTTTTTCATATATATCATTTTTCTTTTGAAACATGTTAAGAGCTTTTTCCAAAGTCACAAATTCAAGTAACTTATTTGTTAGTTTTGGAATCTCTGCTTCAGTAATCGATAAATAATAAATTTTCTTTACAATGATTTCTTTACAGAAATCACATAATTTTTGATCAGCCATTTGTAATCCAATTATTTTAATTTGCAGTCTGCTTTGACTTGAGTAACACATTCATTGATTGTACGAAATACTCTAATTGCTTTATTATTTGAAATTTGCGTACCAAATATTAAAGATGAATTTGATTCTGTTGGTGGAGCATCAGGTACAACCAAATAAATAGGAATTCTAAATAAAAAAGCAAAAACAACTTCGAAATGGGTTCCTACTGTTTTAATTGAAGTAGGATGATAAACAATAATAAAATCGCTCCGAATAACTGCCTCAAAATCTCCCCAACTAACAATTTCACTTCTGCGATTACCATCAATATGTTTTCTCATTCTCAGATTAATTCCTAATTGGATTAAATCTGTATTTTGATTAATATTACCAAACCAAATTTTCCACATTCTTTCAAAGAAAATATCCCAATGACCACCTCTTTTAAGCCCTTGAATATGTTTTATATGATCCCCTGGATTTGCTCCGACTTTACTTGCTTCTTGAGCCACAGGACTATAGATTAAAAGATCTTCATGTTGTAATTTTTTCATAAAGGTTTCTCTGAAATCTATCATTTCTTTTTTGCTAACATTTTCCATTCCGCCTGCTAAGTAGGTTGTCCATTTTATTGGTTGTTCTTCTGACATTTTGTCTCCATTATTTAATCTTCATTTCTTGTACAAGTCCATGCAACAAAGCTAAAAGAAAGCATCATCATACAAAAACAAAATAACATTAAATAAAATGCTCCATCTTCCATTTAAACATCTCCATTTTCAAGAATTTTATCATTCTCATACATTGCTATTTCATCATCATAACTTTCCATGATGTCTATAAATTCTGTCTTTAAATTTATATTTAATCTTCTTTTTATTTCTTTGTGGCATCTTATTAAACATCCTGTCATATCATTATATTTTTGATAATTTGGAACTGCCCCTAAAAAATCATCGACATAACAAACAATTGCTCTAATACTATAGTTTAGTTGATTATTTTTAATATAAGAAAAAATCTGGTAATTTAATTCTCCAGCGTTTTTCGCTATAGCAATAGTTCTTAATTCTTGTCGTCTATTATTTTCATCTCTAATATAAGGCATAATTATTTCTCCGTGATTTCTCCATTTTTTAAATGTCCACCATAAGTTTTACCATTTTTCTCTTGGACATCTTTCATCTCTTCCATATCTCGATAAAGACGATCAACCAAATCTTGAGTAAGTCCACAAGCAAATTCTCTGTTTGTTGGATTGTTTTCATCTCTAACAATTTTTATTGATTTAGAGATTAATTTTATATCATCAAGTAATTTTTCAAAATCATAACGATTAAGAGACATGTTTAATCTTTCGTTTTTGCTTCTTTAAGTTTGGATTCAAAATCATAATCATAAAGATATTTCAAATCATCATAATTCTGAATATCACGAACATTATCAAAAATTTCCCTTAATATCTTTCGGAAACCAGTTGCTTTGCCTGTTTCAAACATACGTTCATAATTTCTTTGATATCTTGCAAATTTTCCGTTCTTTAACCACGTATTACCATAGAGATTACAAACCTCATGTCGTAAATCCCTACTTAATAAACTTATATCTTTTAAAACATCACCAAATGTTTTTTCCTCTGTCTTCTTTTCTTTAATAATTTTAACTAAAGAACGGATTGTTTCACCACACCTTAAACTATTATTAAACTGCTTGAGTATCTCTTTAGTGTCTATTTCTGCCGTTTTCATTGAATCTACTTTAAGAGTTTCTTCCCACTCACTATGGGCGTCTTTTATGATACATCTTATTTCCATCGACATCCTTTTATTCTTCTGCTCTTAATTTATTAATAATCTTTTTAGATTCTTTGCTTGATATAGACTTAGAAATTTCTGCCATCATATCATCTGCGCCTTGTTGATAAATTTTTCTTTCTACGTCAGAATATTTATCACCGTTGCTTCGAATATATCTTTTACCTTTAGATATACCTCTTACTAAATCTCTTGCAACTCTTCCAGTGCCTCTTATAAGACTAAAAATTGCACCAATAACCCAACCAAAACCACTCAAAGAAAGAGCTATCATTATAATAATTCCCCATAACACATAACCTTGAACATTTAAAATAAACTGTGAAATTTTTTCACGCCATCTTAATTTTCTTTCTTGTTGGTTAAAAGTCTTTTCATACGAATAATAATTTTGTCCGCATTTCAGAACTCTTCCCATAGAATCTAAGATAATTTCTCCTTTACATTTGATCCTTTTTTCTGATTTTTCAATTTTTTCGGGAACTTTTGAAACGGTATTTTTGAAAGGTTGGGAAGCAATTTTAAGGAGGGAACAGCCTGTTAATGTAGACATAAAAATACATAACATCATTAATTGCAACATGTTATGCTTAAAAAGGTGGTAAATTTGATTTTTCATCAATTATCCTTACGTTTATGATGTAACTATATATAAATAAATAAGTTAGCAGAAAACTAGTGATAATATTAAAGACCTTTATTCTTACCTCTCGGAACGGTCAAAATGTGACTAGATTTTGCACTACTATAAGTATACCATACCTTGACCCAGGGTGTCAAGGGTTCAAGGGGTTTTTTTCAAAAAAATCAATTCAGTGTCCATATAAGCCACTTTATAACCTTGTTCTTCCAATTCTTTTAAAGTTTTTTTTATCATATTAAGAGCAAAATCAGTGGTTTTCGATGCTTTTCCATATGCACTATTTAACTCTACTTTGGATTTTTGCAAAAGAGCTTGTTCATGAATATTTAAATCGGGTAATTTCTTAGCACAAATTAAATGAAATCTCTTATAATCTTTTAAATGATATCCTTCTCCATCTGAGCTTCTAATCAATTGATCTCCATATTCTTTGACCCTAGCAAAACAACTTTCACCTATTACTATTTCTTTCCAACATTTATCACATTGCCAAGTTTTCTTGGCTTTAATAATATAAGTTCCAGTTTTATAATCGGGCATTTTTCTCTCCGTTTTTGAAATCATTATCAAACATTCCATGAGTATCAAATATTATAATTCCTGGCTTTGTATCTTTTAATAGTTCATTTAATGTTTTTTCACATTTTTTTAACATTTGCTCTAATTCAAAATAACAAATAATTTCATCCATTCTTCTAACTCCTTTAAGGAGGGTTAAAACCCTCTCTCCACCCTAAAAATTTTCTCCACAGATACGCCTTCTATCATTGAAAAATAACATGTTTATATGAACGTAGTGAATATAATATATTCACTACGTATGTAGTGAATTATATACGTTAGTTTATTAATCAATGAATTATATAATATATACTGTATATACGCAGTTGTTCAATCAAATTTTCTTTTTTGTCTAATTAAAGTATAACATATTGATTGTCCAAGTGTCAATAGAAACAATAAAAATTTAAAAATCCACCAAAGTAGACAATAAAAAAATAAACTAATTATACCTCCTACCATAAGGACTAAAGTTAAAAATATCCAATTAGTTGGGTATATGTAATTCATTTTAATTCTCTTTAATTTTTAATAATTTTACAATTTCTTTTTTATTTCCTGAATTTAATATTTCTTGTTTTTCTTTATATGATGGGGTCATTATATCGTAATATTTATTAATTTCTTCTACTGGCACTTCACAAGAAACCGCCATTGGGGAAAATTTTATTTTAATCTCAGTCCCTTTTTTTATCTCCCATTTTTGGATTCTTTCTTTTAATTCTTGTGTTATCTGTATCCAAGTATCTTCATAACCATAAAAACTTACTTTCATCATATTACGAGATGGTTGATTTGCTAATCTAATAAAAATACATTTTAATGAATGGATTAATTTAAGTTCTGTTTTTGGTATATTCATTATATAACCTCCAATTCTACTCGTTTAATAAGATAATCAGGTTTCTTTCCAAAAGCTCCTTTTGTAATAATTTTCTTCTTTTTTGATTTCAAAAATAAATGTTTAAATTTTAACTTAGCTGATTTTAATTGACCAATTTTTTCTTGGTTTTCTATCCTAGCTAATTCTTTTTTTACATTTGGTAATTCTGGGTGCTCTTCGAAAAACTTTTTCCTACGTGCTCTATTTTTCATTGAAGGTGGTGTTAATTTAATCATAATTCTCCTTTTTAATCAAAATTAGATAATTATTATAGATTTTAAGATTTTTTAGTAACATACCAAATTTTTTGGTTTTCATCTCCTTGATTAATCATAACTTTTTCTAAATATGATCTTGTTTTTAATGCTTGTACTAAATGAATTCTAAAATCTTTGCAAGAATTTTCAAAAGTAATTTTTAAACTTTCATTAATTGTAATGTTAGATAAATTTTCAAATATTTCATCATATTCTTTAGTTTTACTGTGATTTTTTCGATGAGGAATATCTGTTTTGTTTATTTTTTCAATTTGCATAATATTTCTCCTTTATTTTTTATGATAATTTCTAAATTTTGATGAAGATATAGTTACAGAAATAGTTTGTTTTTCTAATATTGTTAATTTTTTTTCATATTTAACTTTCTGTATAATATTTCTATATTTTATAATTAATTTTTCAAATCTTTTTATATTTTTTTTAAGACGATTGATTTTAATTATATTTGTTGGATCTGTAATAATAGTCATTTGAAGAGCATCTTTGTAAATATTAAATTTTTTCTGAGCAGAACAACTTCTTGAAAACATTGGATAAATATTTGTATCTGTGTTATTATCCCAATCAAAATAAAAATCCATATTAAGTTTTTCATGTTTTCTATTCATTTTTATTTTATCTTTTTTAAATATTTTTTCTTTAATTCTTCTGTGCATATTTTAAGATATTTTTGAGTAGATTTTAAATTTTTATGCCCAAGAAGTTTTTGGATTTCTGGAAGACTAAATCCTTCTTTTAATAACCATGTTGCAAACGAATGACGCAATAAATAAGGTCGTAAATTAAAATCAGGAAAATGTTTTTTGATTTTTTCACACATTCTTCCTAATGCTCTTGTCGTGGTATTAAAAGCATTGGTTTTTTCATATTCCAAAATAAAATATATCTTCATTAAATCACTTACTTTTTCTGGAAACAGAAAAATATGTTCAGTTTTTGTTTTTTGCCTATAAATCTTTCCCTGTAAATTTTTTAAATCAAAGTTTTTCCTTTTTAAAGCAACAATTTCACCTGGACTTAATCCACTATAAAAAATTAAATAAAAAATGGCTATAATTTTTTCATTTTTTCTCCAATTTTGTTTAATAATTGGAACAATTTCTTTTTCAAATTGTTCGATAGTAATAGCATCTACCAATTTTTCATCTTCATCTAATGCTGGAGGCATTTCAATATCTATTTTTTTCCATTCTATATAAGCACAAATAGCATTTCGATAACAATTGATTGTTTTATTTACATGTGTTCCTTGTAATCCAAGTAAATATCTATCTACAGTTTCTTTAATAACGACATTATTAGTCGCTTTTAAAAAATCTCTTATCCTTTGACAATATCCTCTTCGAGTATTATGAGATCGTCCTTTTAATTTTAACCAATCATTAAAATTATTCATTATAAATCTATACCCTTTTTATTTGCCGATACAATAATTTCATTAGCTTTGATTAATGCTTCTAAAGGATCAACAGAGAAATGTATTTGATTACCACATAAAGTTATTTTGGCTTTGCCTTCTCGTTTTAATTGCCAAGCAGATAATTCAAACATACGAGAGTTTATCCATTTGTCTAGCATTTTATATCCATCTTTTAAAAGTTTATCCATATATCCCTTAATTTCTGTTACTTGTCCTTTTGATAGTTCAGGATGAGTTTTTAAATATTCTTCTAATTGTTTGTGATTATAATTTGATAGATTAGATATTGTCATTTATTTTTCCTTTCTTTTCTCTATAAGCAACCCATATACCGCCAAGCGGTAAATATAAAGTTTTTTCGCCTTTCATCAAATTTTTTCTTACATATTTCACATTTAGGAAGTCCACCTTTCCAATTATAATGATTCTTTCCTTTTATTGATTTAATAAAATGTTTTCTACAATAAACACATGTGTTCCTACTTAATTTTTTATTACATATCTTACAATAACTTGACATTTTTTAATTCCTCTAATAACTCTTTACCTTTTTTAGTAATAATTCTACTTGGTATTCTATTCAAATATCCAAATTCGCAGAGAAAGGGTTCAAACTCCCTAATGTATTCATTTTGACTTAATCCACATTTTAAAGCTAGAGCGTTAGCTCCAATCGCCCTAGTGGATTTATTCAGGACAGAAAGTAATTTTATATCTAAAGTTGTTAATCCATCTTTTATTATATTGCAGTTCTGCAATACCTTTTCAATATCATGTTCAACAATATAATCTTCTAACAAGGCAATAGCCGAGCGAGGATTAAATTTACAGTTTTTTGATATAGTAATTAAAACTTCGCTAGGTAATTTTGTATTAGAATATAACTGTTTATGATACTGGCTCAAGATATTTGCTATTTCGCCAACATTATATCTTGCGAATTTTATATGATGAGCAATTCTATCAAGAGTATCAGGATTATTTTTGATAAGAATATGTTTATTGATTGTAGCTCCTGCAAAAATAAAAGGTTTTATCCTTTTTCCAGTAATTTCAAAGCTTTCTATGATTGGATTTAATACCTTAATTACTTTCCAATCCATTGTATCAATTTCGTCAACAAAAAACATTACAAATTGTTCTTGACTTGTATTTATTTCATTAATAATATCAACCAAATTTTCTTCATCAATTTGTTTACCAATTCTTTTGATTATTTTTGCTCCCATATCCTTTGCTAATAATTCTACAAATGTAGTTTTGCCATGCCCTTTGATACCATCTACTAAAAAATGAGCTTTCATTCCCATTCTAGCTTTTTGAATAATAGTTTTTGCTCGTTCTTTTGCTTCTGTTTGTCCGACAAATTGATTCCAAGTTTGAGGACGAAATTCAAATTTTTTAAGTTTATCACCTTTATATTCTATGATCTTGTTGGCGTTGAAACTAGACTCTTTGAGAATAACTTCTTGAGGTTTTTCTGGGCGACTGCTATTTAGAAATTTTTTTTCATCAAAATAGAAATCATCAGAATCTTCACTATTATCTTTTCCGCATAACCAATTTAAAGATTTTAATATACTCATTACTTATCCTTTCACAACAGCTAATGGTTTTAATTTCACTACAATATCTACTAAATCTTTTTGTTCTTCCATAATAACATCAATGTCTTTGTAAGCACTCGGAGCTTCATCTAAATTAGATTTATGTCGAACCGAATGGATAATCCCTTGATCGTTTAATAATTTTTGTTCATCTTCTAAATTTAATTCGTTTCGTGCTTTCTTTCTACTCATTTTTCTACCTGCACCATGAGAGCATGAGGTAAAGGACTCAATATTTCCTTTCCCCTTAACAATATAAGATGATGTACCTTGTGAACCTGGAATAATACCTAATTCTCCTTCTTTAGCACTTGTAGCACCTTTTCTATGAATCCAAACATTTTTTCCAAAATGATTTTCTAACGAAGCATAATTATGATGGATATTGATTTCCTGTTCAAATTCTAATATTTTAGTTTTATTGAAATTATGCACAACTTTAACAGTATTAAAACAAACTTTAATATCTAAGGCTTTACAAAATGCTTTTTTAATATTCTCTAACATATGTAATCTATTTGCATAGGCAAACTCTAAACAATAATTCATTTCTCGAAGATAATTTTCGGCTTCTTTAGTTCCTATCGGAAGAAAAGCCAACCCATCTTCCCCTTTATATTCAGGGATATTTGAATGCCATTGTTTGCATAAATCCTGTGCTAATTTATTATAATGTTTAGCTACTTTATATCCTAAATTCCTACTTCCTGAATGGATCATTATCCAAATAAACCCATCATCTCCTTTTTGGATTTCTATAAAATGATTTCCACCACCTAATGTTCCTAACTGTTTTAAAGCCGATTTATATTCTTGTTCACAAATACTAACATGTTCGCCTGTTTCATAACTTAATTCTATAATCTTCGGCATTAAAGATTCATTTTGAGCCTTTTTATGATGATTAAATCCAACAGGAATTAAACCTCTTATTCCTCCCTGATTTTCTTTAGAGCCACCTAAAATTGCTTTTAATTGTTCTGTTGATATCTCCTTCAAACTCGTTTTAACTGCACACATACCACAACCGATATCAACCCCTACTGCATTAGGAATAATAACACCATTAGTAGCAATAACTCCTCCTATCGGCATTCCATAGCCTTGATGTACATCGGGCATTAATGCTATATGCCTATAAATAAAAGGAAGAGAAGCCAAATTTCTAGCTTGATCTAAAGCCCCTTCTTCTGGATTATTACACCATGATTTAATAGGCACATTTTTGCCTTCAATTATTTTCATTTTATTACTCCTTCTATACATGCCCGATATTCCATATCTACTGTTTGATCTATTGAACCTTTGGAAACAATAATACCAAGCCATTTATTAAGTTGTTGTTTTGTAATCCATTCTTCTGAGTCTTCCCTATTAGGAAACCAAGCAAAAGACCATGCTTTAGGAGGTATCATATCCAATTGTCTTTGTCTTTGTTTTTTGCGTTCTTTAAATGCCTTCTTTATAACAGATACCCCTAAGAAGTCAAGATACCCTAAACATTTAATCCCTATATCAATACCTCGTGCAGGGGCTTCAAAATGTGAGATTGTATGGCTTCCTTTACAATATTTAACTTTTAATCCTCTGCGAATTAGTTTTTTAACTATAACTTCTCGATCAAAGTTTGACATTTTTAACCCTCCTTTAAATTTGTTTTTTAAAATATATTAAATTTAGTTTATTCATCAGATTTTATACCATTTTTCCAAATCATATCTTCTGGACTATCTTCATATTCGTTTAGACATTTGCTAATAACTACATCATTTAAGCCATTATTAATTAATTTTTTAGCATGTATTAATGCTTTTTTATAATTATCAATATATAATTCATCTTTTTCAATTCTTTCACTATAAACATGATACCATTTGCATTTCATTTTTGTTTCTCCTTTCTTAATTCTTTTAATTGACAATCAATACAAGGGCATTGTTTATTAGGTTCATTTACAGAAAACATTTTCATTTCTTTACCACAAATAATACAATTAAAAATCCACCACATAAATTTTTTAACTCTTTATCTTCTTCCATAATTCCTTTAACATTAAATTTCTCATTTTAGGTATTTTAGAATATACTCTTTTAATTACTTCCTCAGTTCCTTCTATACCATAGAAAGATATTGCCCTTTCTATACCTTCTTGTGTTAATAAATTTATAATATTATATTCTTTCATTTTATTTTTCCAATTTTCATATCAAATGGCATTAAAATATTATCCTCCCATCTATATCTTGATTTAGATTATGCAATTTTTTTCTACATCTGTAATATAGTTTTTCAAACATTTCTTTTTCTTTTTTTAATTTTTGATAAGAAGTTATAGTTTTCATTTTATTCCCTTTTTCAAATCTTTTAATGTTGAATGATGATATTCATGCCAAGTAGCAAAATGAGTTAGCCAAACCTTAATAATATTGTCATTATTTTTATGATGTTTTTTATAATATTCTTTTGCATCTTTTACAGTTAAATCTTTTGTTATTCTATAACATTTACCATTTTTTCCTTTTGTGCGATATGTAATCCACATAAATTTACTCCTTTTCTTTTTGAATTAGACGATCTGTCATTGTGGATAAGATTTTCCTATTTTATTTCTGAAAGACTATTATCCGATTTTCTAGTAACAATAAAATATTTGCATTTAATATTAATTGATTTACCAGATTTAAAATTAATTTTTATCTTCGCTATAGTATATTCCTCTTTCTTTTATTATCATTATATTAAGGATTGAACAACTTTTTTAATATATCTAAATTCTGATAATAAGCATTCTGACTTAACAGAAGCATATTTTATTGTTTTAATATTTTTAATAAAAAATTGATAACAATTAATTTGAACAGTATTATCACAAATACTTATATTAAATTGTAAACCTATTATATTAATAACTGCTTTTGTAGCCAACGCCT